TGAACCAGCACCTGAACCTGAACCAGCACCTGAACCAGCACCTGAACCAGCACCTGAACCTGAACCAGCACCTGAACCAGCACCTGAACCAGCACCTGAACCTGAACCAGCACCTGAACCAGCACCTGAACCAGCACCCGAACCTGAACCAGCACCTGAACCTGAACCAGCACCTGAACCAGCACCCGAACCTATTTCAAAGAAAGAACAACAAATTAATCTCTTTTCACAATTTTCAGAAATATTTTCAAGGACGGGAGTTGAGTTTTCTCTAATTCTAGAAAGTGAGATGAAATCATATATTGAATCCAATTAAGTGTATTATGTATCTTATAAATCTTATATCGTAAAAAATCTTTTTTATATAGTTATACTATCCCTAAATTATTAATTTAAGAATATCACAATATATCACAATAAATCAAAATATTATGTCAGAGAATTACATTTTAGCTATATTATCTGAAGAACATAGTAAGAAGTTTGACACTTTTACAATAGAATATAGAGTCAATATCCTTGACGTTTTGACCATTCATGATTATTACAAAATCATTAACGATATAATAAATGAAAATAAAGATGAAAACTTTGAAATACGTATCTCTATCGCTATATTCGATGAAAATAATCCTAGAATGAACTTTAGAACTCAATTAATGAATATTAATGATATAACACCTAATCATTTGTTTGATATTGTAGAAAATAACTCTGAAGATGATGATAATTTTTTTATTAGTGAAACAACTATATTCACGATTCAAAAAGTGAGATTACCTTCATAGAAATCTTATAACCGATTAATTTTATTTTCTTAAATTAAAAAAAAAGAATATTCTGTATAATAATATAATTTATCATCCATTAATTTAAATAAATAACAACAATAAAAAATAAACAGATAATAAAATAAAACCATACAACCATCCTGTTGGGAACTTACATTATGTAAAGGTTTAACGTGGAAATCATCTCTTACGAGATTCTCATCACGCCCTTCAATAATCCTTATATCATTAAGGTCTAGACCTCTCATACCATTGTCTATCTTACTTTTCTTATTTAGCAACTCATATTATTCTCGGCGTTCTTTTTTTTTCTTCAACAATTTATACGATTCAAGGCGATCATGCCTCTCTTTTTCCTCTATCTTACTTTTATGGTTTTTCTGATTTAGCAACTCATATGAATCTAGGCGTTCTTTGGCATCACTCTTTAGTTGAGAAATTTCTCTCAATCTCTCCTCAAGATCACTCTGATTCTTCTTTTGTCTCAACAACTCATAAGAATCTCGGCGTGCACACCTATCTTGTTCCTCAATTGCTAACTGCCTTGACTGGTGGATAGGTGCCGGTATGGTCCTTAATGAACCTTTACTCATCTTTGATGATGATTTTAGCACTATCTTACCTCCTAAAATATTTTTTTCACCCTGAAATGACTTATATCCTCTCACCTGTTTTTGCTTTATTGTGGGTTTGGTTAATTTAATATGGTGACCTTGGTAAAATTCACCCATACCGGGGCGATTAACTTTATCACAAGAATCAAACTCATTATTATATTTATTCATAATATTTCCATATATATATATGTTGTAATTATTTTAAGTAATAAGATAAGACAGATTAATTTACATAAAAAATATTTACATATATATCTCTTATCAACCTATTCTTTTATTTAACTATTCTTCTCTATCTTCTTGAGTCTCCCAGAATCTTTCTACTTCTTCTCTGTCTTCAATTTCCATCATCCTCAAGAACCACATATACTCATTCTTATTCTCTTTGTCATAGTAAGCTATGTATACTCTAGCGTATCTTCTCTTGTTCTTCTTCAAAGTGAAGTTTGAGGTCTTTTTCCAGTCTTTGAGTGTTTTACTCATTTTTAAAGGATTTAGATGAACATCCTTTTTTAATGTAGAGCACTCATAAAAGCCCTCTTCATTCTTCTTCGGCATAGCCTTACCTTTCAAATCCTTGCCCGTAAACTCCCTGTATACTTTCTTCATCTGATTCAAAGCTTCTTCCGCATCTTCTTCATCCATCACTGGGAACTTCTTCAAACCCACAATATTCGCATAGGGTTCTAGAGGATCAAATCTTCTTTCTTTCGGAACTTTCTTCATCTTGATATTGAGTTCTCCAACGACTTCAGAGCGATTGAGCATTGATCCACTCAACTCAGTATCAATCTTGTCTATCTGTTTCTCGTAATCTAAACAGTTCTGTAAGAGATCATGACAACTAAGATACAGCTTAGTTTTCTTAATCTTCTTCTGTCCCTCTGGAGACCACGATGTGTAATTGAATAGGAACCGACAGAGCTGATAATGAACATCTGGTCTTTCCATATAGTGTTCATGAGAGTAGATGACATTGTCAAAGTTGCCGATACGCTCGTTTATGAATGTGACACTCATTCCGACACAGTGGAAACCTGTGATGAATGTGGGTCTCCCTGGATATTGATCCATACATAATTCAATCTGTTCAGAAGGCTCATTTCTCTGAGGAATGTAAGAACCTACAATGCTCCTATGAGATGCTGTCAAGCCACCCTTCATCTCATCCTCATTCCTAAAGAGTTGCGTTCCATCCCCATTGATGAGAACCACAAGAGCACTTGGATAGATCTCTAGGATCATCTCCATAATTTTGTAGTGAGTCAACTTCCGGCAAAATCCAGGGACAAAGTTGAAAGAGAACTCATTATCCTTTATCCTGGAGTTTGAGAGCATTTTCAGAGTGTAATCTGTGTGAGACAGAAGATGTATCTCATTCCCGATGTCAAATGGTCCAGGTTGTTCCCACACAACATCGAATCCAAGTTTCACGAAGTCTCTCTGTTTCTTGTTCCCCCAGCGCTCAACGAAATCTCTTGGAATCACAGGACTGATCCTCGGATATTCTTGAGGAACTATAGAAAACTCGCAGTCTTTTACACCGAAGTATTTGTCAGACTTTTTGACTCTGAACTCTTTCTCATTGTCCACAACATAGATGCTCTTGAAGAGCTGTTCTACCGTATGAACAGATCCCTCAGAGCACCATATTGAGAATGGGGTCGCGCTATACATATAGATCCTCTCTGTGACAGAGTTCATATTCATCTCAATGATCTGCTCTCTGTATGGAGGAACGTAAGCATGAGCTTCATCAATGTGTATGATCACATTGCGTTTGATCCTGGGTGAATCTTCAATCTCCTCAAGAAGCTCAATGATGCTCTCATCAAACCTCTTGGGATGTGCACACATGATGATCACTTCAGCTCCAGCTTTCAGATGTTTCTTCACTCTGGGAATAGTCTTGGCGTGTAGAAACCCGTCCTGTTGATCTTTCTTCTTACCCCTTGAATTGAAGACACATATCTTCTCTCCAAATTGAGCACGAGCACGTTCAAAGAACTGGAGATTGCTCTTGATGGTGTTCATGGTGATGATGATATGGTATGATTGCCCGTTCGTCTTAATGTTCTCCAGGCAGATGAAAGTCTTACCTTCTTGGGGCTTCCGAATGATCGCACAGAGATACTTGAACTCTTGGTTAGAAACATCGGACATCTTTATGAGTCCTTAACGACTGAGACAAAGGAGAGATGTACAATGGAGATATAGGGTAGTGTTCTCAAATGTTAAAGAGAAATGTTGTTACTTAACAAAAGAACTTAAAGATTATCAAATTCTAAGAGCACAATTTATTAATTCTCATTTTGTATTAATAGATTTTATTTAGATCTATTTTGTATTAATAGATTTTATTTAGATCTATTTTGTATTAATAGATTTTATTTAGATCTATTTTGTATTAATAGATTTTGAGGACAACTTGGGAATCTTTATCTCAAGAGCATCCTTTCTTAAGAAAATTTGATGTTCTTTAAGTTCTTTGAGAAGGTAGAAAACTACTCTTGAGCATTGGAAACAAACGTAACCAGTGCTCACTGAATCTTTAACTACTACACTTCTACACTTAGGGGAGCCTGCGCCAGCGCACCGACCCTAGGGATGCGCGCGAACACCCGGACGTTGGCACAAGCTAAGAAGCTCCTCTTGGACTCGGGCACACCCCTGAAGTCGGGGTTGTCACCCATGACCCTCAAGACCTTCCTTCGGACCTACAAGGACGAGATCTGTAGGTACTACGACCTGGAGGACTACGAGCAGGCTTTGAGCAACCTCTACGACAAGGAGGGTGTGGACGCGATTCTCTGTATGGTGGACACGAAGAAGGACGCCAGCCCGCCTCTTGACAAGAAGTTTCCTAGAAAGGCTGGCTCTTACCGGCGTAGGCTCTGGAGACACAAGTTCAGCTACGACAACCCTCTCAACCGCATCATCGCGTTTGCCTCTCTGGAGCATTGCTCACACTCTCCCGAGGACAAGAAGGTTGTGAAGCTCCCTGTGATCGGCTCAACCTACTTCTCCTCTATCCGAGGCGCCGGTAAGGATTTGATGAACATCCTTTCCTGTTTAGCCAAGGTGAACGACTACACTCACATGGTCTTGGAGGTGGCCAATGAGTATGCGGCAGAGGGTCACGAGTCGGAGGATGAAGAGGAGTCCGATGAGGATTACGATGAGGAGTCCTCGGATGAAGACGACTCCTCGGATGAAGATGAGGATGAAGAGGCTGACGACTTGGACGAAGTTATAGAGATTGTGGCGCACGAGTTGTGGAGAAAGACTGTGCGCGTGGACAAGGAGACAAGTGTCCCATACTACAATCTATCCGAGGATTACATCGCAGCTGAGCTGCACAATCATCTCTACAACATCCCAAAAGATGATGAGGAGAGTGATGAAGAAGAGAGTGATGAAGAGAGGATGGAACTAACACCGTTGTTTGACTGCGATGAAGATGGAGAGGAGATAGAACCGAGAGACACTTCATATGGTGGCTTTTGGTATAGAAGAGGAAAGAAGAGTCAAGAGATGCTCTTGGGATTCTATGAGCATATGGGATTTGTAGAGGCACCTGAGGTGCACAAAGAGTGGGGATGCTTCTCAAACATCCCCTATCCCACAATGATGAAGGTATTGTAAGTTAGGTCATTAATAAAGGGAGTTATTTTTATTAATGTCCTATATCAGACTGCGGCATGTTAACACATGTCCAACCACTATCACTCCCACCGGTCCACATTTTTGGGGTATTATCCTTTCCCCTGCCCGTGCAGGTAAAAGTATGAAGATTTTTTTGAGCGTTATCCTCACAAGTAAGATTATCTTCTGGTCCGCGACCCCCCAAACTTAAAGTATCTAGGGGGCAATCAGCAATAGTGACCTTATCTCCCAGCACCTTGACACTGTTACTCGGCCCAGTCGCAATGTTACTCGGTACATTCGCAATGTTACCCGACCCAGTCGCAATGTTACCCTCCCCATTCGCACCCCCCTCAACAACCTTCACTAAAGGATCAAACACAAAATAAGTGAGAATATACATTAACAATGCGAACACAAATGTGTGGAAAATTAAAAGATGATGAGTCTTCTTAAACTTAACGGGGAAATACTTTCTTGCACTTTCAAAAACCACTGGGTAAGCAGTAATGTAATAAACGAGAGCAGAGAACAAAGAAACTTGAACTAAACGATTGGAAAACTCACTCTTCAGAAACATATTTATATATTAGTAAATATTTTTTTAAAAGGCGAGGATGTTTTTATTAATGAAACGTCCATCAATATAATAATAATCATATTTCTTACATTTAGAAATAATGTCATGCATTTGTTCAGCATTCTTATAAGTGTCAAGTATAATCATCTTAAACTCTACTTGTTCGAAGATCTCCCAAACAGGTTTCTTGTATCCATAAAGAAGAACATGAAACTCTTTGGATAAAGCATTAATCTTTTTGGATAATTTATTGGGATTAAAATCTTCATTAAATCTTGTAAAATCTAAATGAGTTTCAGATTCTAACGAATCGATGGAATTACTGTGAATACCTAGAACATTCAGTTCAGATTTATGAAATAAACCACTGATAGCGTTTTTCACAGGATTAAAATCACCGAGGCTTATTTCCTTAGCAGACTCGTGAACTTTATAATCAAATGTAGATTTTTCAGTATCAATCTTTACAGGTCTATAATCATTACAATTCTTTATAGTTAGAATCTTAACAAAATCATAATAATTTTCGTGTAATTTATGAAGTCCCTTCTTAAAGTTTCTTCCTTCATACATTATATCATCCCATTTAAATCCATTAGATTTCCAATATTCTCTAGTATGAAGTAATGTTCCTTCATATATTTTGTATTGACTTTGAGATTTATAAAGATGATCATTATCTTTATCATAACACAAAATATGATCCGAATAAACACATTCCATTTTGTTCGTTTCTAAGAATTTCAACTTGCGCTTAAGAACATTTGGATTATATGACATATCAAAATCCATATGAAAAATATAATCGTGAGATGTTGAACCTACGGCTAAGTCTCTCTTGAATCCCATAGGTAATTTCATTGATAACAAATGATAATTTCTAACAACATTATCATTATCACCCTTAAATGAGATCTTTTGTAAATATTTAGCTATATCTTCATGAGACATATGAATATACAAAGTTCTATCCCAGTCTAAAAAATCGTCCATCATATTTTCAGGACCATCATCTAAAACAAGAAGTTCTAAATCATCTTGAGGATAATCAAAATTATAAAAGTTTTCCTTAATAAGAGATAAATAATCTCTATCATTACGGATAATACAAATTACAGATACTTTTTTACTCATATTATATTATAATATACTACAAAGGATAATAATTCTTTAAACGGATTATTAAAATCTTATAATCATTTTTTAATATTAATACCACATAATTTACTGTAAAGGTAAATATCTCTAATAATAGTCTCATCTTTACCCGATATTTGGACACCATCTTTATTTAATTCTTTAATCATTTCACTTTTTGATTTACTCTTAATATCTTTAATCTTTTTTTGAATCTCTTCTACATTCTTTGAATCAACTTTATTAGGCATGGATACTAATATATTTTTACGTTTGGGATCTAAATTTTTATAACCTTTACGTTTCAATTTATTTTTTGTGAAACTTTTCTTTACATTATTCTTTTTCTTAGAAAGAGATCTATTGGGTTGTTGAACCTTTTGTTCTTGATCTTTATTTTGTTCTTGAACCTTTTTTTGTGGTTGTTGAATCTTTTGTGGTTGTTGAATCTTTTGTGGTTGTTGAATTTTTTGTGGGTGAACCTTATTTTGTTCATGATCTTTATGGGAAGATCTTTTGTGTGGTATAATCTCTAGAGTTTTATTACTATTATTTCTATTTTTCTTTTTAGAGCTTCTTTGTTTACTCTTTAGTGAAATATTCTTTTTAAAACTCTTCATTTGGTTTAAAAAGGTTGAATAATCTTTAGATGAACCATTATTAGTAGCACCTCTGGTTGTATTACTACGTTTTAAACCTATCTTCACATTTCCACCCGATTGCATTAGTTGTTTCGTTAGACTTCTTTTAATTACCATTATTTACTATATATAACAATAATAGATTATTATTGTAGGATCTTTGAAGTATCTATCTTACCATCTCTTTTCTTTTGTTGAAATAGTTTTATTTCTAAAACGATTCTATTAATACAGAAATCATCATCTCTGAAAACATCTATAAGAATATTATTCACAATTAAATCACTAGGAGGATTATCTTTCATGAGAACTTTTAATGATTCTTTAACAAAACTTTTAAGATGTTCTTTTCTATCTGTATATATTTGTGAAACAACATTTTCAATATTATCATCTGCTATATATTTCAGACTATTTTCCTGTAAATATTCGTTGTAGTTTTCTTTCACATAGAACTGAATAAGTTCTTTAATATTACGTTCTAAAGTTGTCATATATTTACTATTATTAATAATAGATATTATCTTAAAGTATTTAAACTCATCTATTTTAAGTTCTTTAACTACAGGTTTATATTTAAAAAATATAATCATATAAAAAGCATAAATGTTTGGAACAATTTACAATTATTATAAGATTTCAAATATTATAAGTATTCTTTATAACGGTTATATAGAGACTAATACCATAGATGAATTAACTATTATAAAATTATATGATAAAGTAAGAAAGAGCGGATGTGTATGTGTCAAATTCTTTCAGTGGATTTTACCCATTATAGAAGTAAATATGAAAGAGATTCCAGGATGGTTTAAGATTATAGAGAAGATATATGATAATTGTATGATTCATGATAAAGAACATACTTTAGAAATATTCAAAAAAGAAAATGGTTACGATCTTAATGACAGATATGAATTACAATATGTTATCGCTTCAGGTAGTATAGGACAGGTATATAGGATAAAAGAAATATATACTGATAAAATATTGGCTTTAAAAGTTCTTCATCCAAACGTAACCGGGGATATATGGTATTTTAAGATATTTTCAAAGATAATGTTATGGATCCCCCGATTTAAGAAATTATTAATGAATTATTTGCCTGTAGATATAAGTGATTTTATTAAAGAGTTTAATGAACAAACAGATATGATAAATGAGGCACAAAATATGAATACATATTTAGAAGCATTCTCCGATAGTTCTCATATTTACAAAATCCCGAAACCTATTACATATACAAAAAACACACTCATAATGAGTTATGAAGAAAGCACAAAATTTGAAGATTTAGATTGTAGTGATTATTTGAAATCAAAAATTATAAGACTGTTAGTAATATTTATATGGAATAGTCACAAACACAATATATGTCACGAAGATATTCATAAGGGAAATTGGGGAGTTAGAATTGTAGACAATGATATAAAAATTGTGATATATGATTATGGTTTATGTGCTAGATTATTGGGTAAGAAAACGGAATTATATTCACTATTAGAATCTATTTTTGTTGATAATGGTGACACCAATAAAAGCATAGATGATACTGTTATCCTAAAACTTATAAGATTAGTAAAAATATGCTTAGAAAATGTTGATGAAAAAGATATAGAAAGATTTATTAAAGATAAGTTCAAAGATAAAAGTTCTCTTATAAGTGACGCAAGATTGTATGTTAAATTATTATTTGATTCAGCTCATTATAGTAAACAAATTATAAATACATCCATCTTAAAATATATCTTAGTATTTTCTCAGATGCAAAAGTTTGTAGATGAATATTATAGTGTCATACAATATCCAGAACAGGAGATAAATCAGAGCGATAGTTATAGGATAAGTATTCCTGATAATTACGCACTTTGTAAAAGTTACAATATTTGTGAAAAATATAGAAATCATTGTTTAAAAAAATTAGATGAAAAGAATGAAAATTATGACACCATGTTTCTTTTTACAAGTGATAGTATAAAGAGTAATATAAGTCTTTTAAAAAATATAAAAAAAGATATAGATGAAAATTAGAATAAATTTGATTTATATTTAAGAATTATACAATAAAAGATACTAAGTATGGAAAAACTAATAAATGATGTTATATCCTCTTACTTCAGACAAGAGAATATTATAACACAACATCAAATACAATCGTATAATCATTACATTGACAAAGTATTTCCTCAAATGATTTCACAATTCTTTCCTATGAAGATAAAGTTTAATGAAAAGAAGATAAATGAGATCGTTATAGATATTAGGAATACAAAACCGAGTGTTCCAATGTGTAGTGAAAATAATGGGTTGTCACAACTAATGACCCCCATTTTAGCTCGTAGGAGAAACTTCACTTATTCATTATGTATAAATGTAGATGTTCACTACAAAATACAATCAGTTGAGAAAGATTTAAATATTATTGGAGATGAAAAAATTATAAAGAATGTATTATTATGTAAGATACCAATATTAGTTGGTTCTAAATATTGTGTAGCAAAAATGAACTCTCAAGATGAGTGTAAATATGATCCTGGTGGTTATTTCATTATAAATGGTAATGAAAAAGTCCTTATATCACAGGAAAAGATAGCTCCAAATATTATACAGGTATTTAATAGTCACAAGATTGGTAAATATTCTCTATTATCAGAAGTGAGATCTTGTCCCGAAGATGTATACTCCAATCCAAAGATAGTGAGTGTAAAAATAACATCTAAAAATGAAAAATATGATAATTATATAAGAGTAAGTATACCTCATCTTAGGAAAGAGATCCCTGTATTCATATTATTCAAAGCATTGGGTTGTAACAATGATAAAGATATATATTATCATATTATAGATAATAATGGATCTGTTTTAGATCGAGAACTACTAAAAATATTAAGACCCTCAATTGAAGAGGGGATTGAAATAAAAACTCAGAATGAGGCACTGAGATATATGATAAAATATATAAATAATACAAATTATAGTAATTATCAAGACGCAAGTGATAATGTAAAAATGAACTATATTGCAAATAACGTTTTAAAAGATATATTTCCTCATATTGGGGACTGCTTGATAAAAAAAATACATTATTTAGGTTTGATGATAAATAAATTATTGAAAGTATATGTAGGAATATCTGTAGTAGATGATAGAGATAGTTATACAAATAAACGAGTTGAGACTTGTGGTTCATTAATGGCGAATCTAACATATCAATGTATGAATAGAATTATACGTGATATAAAAACTTGTGTTAATAAAGAGGTTTCTACTGGAGATTGGAATACAAATAGATCATATGATAATATTATAAATGAGCAAAATATTGGTAAGTTTATTAAATCATCATACATAGAAACAATTCTTAAAGGGGCATTGTCAACGGGGAATTGGGGTATGAAAAATAATATAAATAGACAAGGTGTATCGCAGGTTCTTAATCGTCTAACATATTTAAGTACTTTATCTCATATAAGAAGAATATCTACACCTATAGATAGTAGTGGAAAACTAATACCACCTAGAAAATTACATAGTACTCATTGGGGTTATGCTTGTCCGTCAGAGACTCCTGAGGGTCAATCTGTCGGTATAGTAAAGAATATATCTGTAATGTGTGAAATAACTCTACCTAGTTTATCATCAATTATAATTCATTACATAAAAGATTATATAATAGATCTGGAAACTATTGATGTTTATTCGGTAAATAAGAGTGAGAAAACTAAAATATTTATAAATGGACAATGGTTGGGTTATACGGATACACCTAATATACTTATAAGTGATTTTAAGAATAAACGGAAAAGTGGATTAATAAATATATATGCATCTATATCTTGGAATACAATACACAATAGTATATATATATATAGCGATGAAGGACGTTGTACACGCCCATTATTCGTATTAGAAAATGGTATGTTAAATGCAGCTATCTTGTTAAATAAAAATCTAAACAATCTACAATGGATAGAACTTTTAACCGATATGATATATGATAAATGTTGTATAGAGTATTTAGATGCTCATGAATCAGAAACAATTATGATTGCAAACAACATACAAGGTGTAAAGAGAACACACACACACACTGAAATACATCCAAGTATGATACTTGGTATATTAGCATCTTGTATTCCATTTTCAAATCATAATCAGTCTCCTAGAAATACTTATCAATCGGCTATGGGAAAACAGGCTATAGGAATACCATTAACAAATAATGATAAAAGATTTGATACATTTTCACACATCTTATATTATCCGCAGAGACCATTTGTAAGTAATAGAATTATGAGTTATATAAATGCCGATAAATTACCAACTGGTATAAATGTTATAGTAGCAATTGCTAGTTATGGTGGATTTAATCAAGAAGACTCTATCTTATTTAATAAATCAGCGATAGATAGAGGACTATTTGCATCAACATTTTATAGAACATATAAAGCAGAAGAGAAGAAAAATCAATTATCAGGTGAAGAGGATATATTTTGTAAACCTGATATGGATCAATTATTATTTCCAAAGCCGTGTAATTATGATAAACTTAATGAATGTGGTTTTGTTCCAACAAATACATATATTGATGAGAATGATATTATAATAGGTAAAGTAATGCCACTTAAAAATGATGAATATAAATATAGAGACTCTTCAGTAACAATAAAAAATAATGAAAATGGATATATAGATGAGAATTATGTAGACACCAATGGTGATGGTTACAAGTTTTGTAAAGTAAGAATTAGGAGTTCTCGTATACCAGATATAGGAGATAAGTTTTCAAGTCGTCACGGACAGAAGGGAACCATTGGAATGGTATACAGAGAACAAGATATGCCATTCTCAAAAGATGGTATTGTCCCAGATATAATAATAAATCCTCACGCTATACCAAGTAGAATGACTATTGCTCAACTATTAGAATGTATAGTGGGGAAATCGTGTGCTCTTGGAGGATATATGGGAGATGGAACAGCATTCAATCACAATGATTTGAGTTCAATTTCGCAGGGTTTAGAATCGCTTGGTTATCAGGGATATGGGAATGAAGTATTATATAATGGTGCTACGGGCGAACAAATGAAAACAACTATATATATGGGACCTACATATTATCAGAAATTAAAACATATGTCGGGTGATAAGATACATTCTAGATCCGGTGGTCCTGTTGTATCAATGACAAGACAACCAGCTGAAGGTAGATCTTCATTGGGAGGATTGAGATTTGGTGAAATGGAACGTGATTGTATGATAGCTCACGGAGCTACATCATTCTTAAAAGAAAGACTGATGGATGTATCTGATAAATATTCGGTATTTATTTGTGATAATTGTAATATGATTTCAACTGGAAATCCACAAAAAAATATTTATGAATGCAAAAAATGTAATAATTATGGGAACTTTTCTCAAGTATTTATACCTTATTCGTGTAAGTTATTATTTCAAGAACTCCAATGTATGTCAATAACGCCAAGGATTGAAACGGGATAATATTATTTCATATGAATTCCAACTTATTGTAGACATCTTCAATTGAAGAAAACTTTCGATAAATCATCTTTTCAAATATTTTTTCTGTAGTTATTACATCAGACATTGCACGATGAGCATCAATATTTACAATATTATAAATATTAGGATGACATAGTGTTGCTAATTTATGTGAATATAATCGTGGATTTACAAGTTTACTCAAAGAAATTGTGTCTATATATCTTATATTTAATTGAAAATCGAATGTGTTAATTAGCATTTTGAAAAATATAAAATCAAATGAGTTTCCATTATGAGCAATTACATATAAAGGTTTATCAATATTAAATGAACTCTTTATATACTCACCAAAATTACGATAAGCTATTTCAGGATTAATACCATCTGTTTTTAACATATTATCAGTAATCTTTGTAATTTCTACAATTTTTGCATCAAGTGTTTTTTTACATTTTACAAGAGTAGAATAATTTTCTTCAGAACGAAACTTCTTAGCAGCAATTTCAATAATATCATTGTGGTAAGGATTCAATCCCGAGGTTTCAAAATCAAGAATAAGAGTATTGTCAAACATTGTGGTTTATATTATACATTAATACTTTTAAGTATCAAATTTATCCATGTGTTTAGCTAACATACTCAGAAGTTTTATAACTACGAAAAATATAAAGATATTAATAGCTACTCTTAGATGTGGAGTTGAACTAGTACTATATTCATTTCTAGGATCTTTAGGACATAATAAATTTTTTACACTATCTTTTATATTAAAATCTTTCAGAAACTTAGGTATTTGATCGTCAAATCCAAATATCTCAAAAATTGTAGAAATTGGATCCCCACCTTGACTATTATCGGGTGTCGTATAAAACTTTAAGTTTACCTGAAATTGTATATAGTAATAAGCACCCATTATTAAGACATAACCAAGAATCTTTATTAAAGTATAACTCTGAAGTTTTTCGGGGAAATTATTCCACATACCCTTTATCAGTATAACATTCAATACTATATGAGTTAGTATAAAAACCGCAAATGTCAAATATACATCAATTAATAATGGTAGCAAAAATGTATATAAAGTATATCCTACAATGTAATATGATATTAATTTTCTGAAAGGTATAACCTTATTTATAGTTCTCCAAACCTTTTTAAGAACACCCGCTATAAACATATCAGCCTCAGCCTCAGCTTCATCTGCTAATTCACTCCCCTCAACCGATATTTCGGCACCGATCCCTTCTGTAAATATACCCGTTATTAATCCAACTACAAGAGTTATAGGAATTAATATAATTGTAATCACAACGGGTATGATATATTGAAATAATGTTATTAGTAGTATAGGTCCATATAATAATATCTTCGATAAAGGCCACGAAAAAACTTGTCCAGATATAGTTGTTCCTTTTCTTAAACCTCCAAATAATGGTAACCATATTCTTTGAAGAAAATATGAAAATCCATAATCATTATTTTGCCCTAATATATCTATCATTATATCTCTCATTATTTTGATAGGGAATCCTAACTCATTGTTCGTTAGTAATGATATAAATGTTCCTAAAAATATATATAACGAGGTATCGGGACTAAGTACAAAGTTTTTCCACATTTTATCATTATTTTCCACGTCGATAACTAAACAGATAACAACATAAACTAAAACTATGAAAAAAGTCATATCATTATATTTAAAAGACTTGTTATGTCCCCGAAAACTAAACTCTTTCTCACCTTCTTCTAACTTTCCCTCTATACCCTTTATTTTTTCATTAAACACTTTTGACTGTTTTTTTGTGAGTCCTTGTGTAGCCCCTTTCTTAAATGAATGATATTTTTTCGCTGTATCTTTTCCTATAGTAAAATTATCTCTATTTAATTTAAGTTTATCAAATCCACTATCTATTAATTTACCCGGTTCTGAAGATAATTTATTAGACATTTTATCAACTGATCCAAACTTTTTACCTATTTCAGTACCTTTTACCATATCCTTAAGTTTTGACAAATCTCCATCTGATGCCGATATTACAGCTTTGTCTAACTTTTTTATTGTTTCCATAATTTACAATATATTTATTTTTTGTAAACATCTTTACAGCGATTACCCTTTTTCAATGTAGGAGTTTTTAATCCTCTATTTTTGTAAATTGAGTTCATACATATTCCATATCCATTCTGTTTTTTCTTCTCAAAATGAAGATTACATTTACAGTATTTATAGAATAGTGTATCTTCTAATATTTTTTTTTCTCGCTTAGTTAATCTTTTTTTACTGCGTTTCTTTTTTATGAGTTCTTTATATTTCTTTAAAGAAATCTTTTGAGTGAATCTTTTCTTTCTTTTTTTATGAGGTTTTCTTTTTTTAGTTGTTAATTCTTTTTTAGAACCCTGAGTTCTAATTCTCATATCATCAGAATTAGAACCCTGAGTTCTAATTCTCATATCATCAGAAGCAGCTTTTACCCATAACTTTCCCATTTTAGTTAATTTTTTTCCTTTTTTTGAGTTCATAAAATATATTTAGAAAATATAATTGATTTAAAATTATGTTAAAATTATTCCTTAATTTTATTATTAAAGAGTTTAATATGCCCTCCAAAAAGAAGCCAAAATGGAACATTACAATTGAGGAAGGGAAAAGTATACTATCAAGAGAAATAAATAGTATATTAATAGAGATTGAAGATAAAATATCTATAACAGAACTTTCACAAATACTTAAAAAGAATAATTCTCATAATATAAAACATCACGGTAAAAATACTAATTTACTCTTTTATATTATTAATGCCTGGGGGGGTATAGAAAGATTTGTTGATAGATTTGAGGGATTTTCAGTATTTATTAAAGATAATCTAAAATACATTATGATTTTAGATGAAGAAAGTATACATTCTGAACATCCTGTGGGTAGTTATTGCGGTTGGGAATTAATAAATGTTCCGGATATGAAAGTTTATTAAAGTCCCTTAAAAATATTTAGTAATATATAAATTCCAACAGGTTTTAGTAGCGAAGAGGAACATCTATATCACTGCAGAAATCTTATGAGTCTTCAGACTGAAGCGCGTCAAAAAAGAGATATAAAAACGGTACAAGATATCCAAGAGGAGATTGATAAAATGTGTGCTGGGGGAACGTGGTGATCCAAGATCCTAATGATCCTCAGAAAATATCCTGGGGTGGACTTTCTAAAAAGAAAAGAAATTATTAAACTCATAATAGCGATATAAAGATATATATATATATATATATACATATACATATACATAAAAACAAATGTCTGATAAAATTGTATTATCCTTTATCAAAGAGATCAATGGTGATTCTAAAGAAATAACTATTGATGATCAAAATATCTATAATTCTTTGTCTACAAAATCTGAAAAAGATATTGTAAAGATTTTAAAACTTTCTTCGTATTTATTTGATAATATTTCATCACTATCAGAAAATGAAAGTATATTAAGTGCCATAAAAGATGTTTCTAGAGAAGGAAATATTGAAGTCATCGATAAAATTGAATCCTTAAATGAAAATCTATTATCTTTAACATCTGGGAACTCATCTCTTTTAGGTAAGTTTAATGAGAATATTATTGAGAAATATCTTAAAAATCATTTTCCTCATTATGAAATAATAAATACAAGTGTTAGTGGTGAAAAATGTGGAGATATAATAATTAATACACATACCAATATCGGTAAGATTTCAATTGAAAGTAAAAATTATGGTCCTGAAAGGAGTATTCCTAGTGGAGAAATAGATAAGTTTAAGAGAGATCTAATGAATAGTGGGATAAAGTTCGGAATATTTATATCCACTAATAGTCGTATAACAGGTAAAGATACAATAGATTATGAATATTTTGATGATAAGTTTATCATTTATCTAGGACCGGCTGGTCATGATTGTTGTTTTATGAATATTGCAATTCATTATCTCAAGACTTTGAATGAATTAGATATGGTTTATAACAGGACTTTAACAATAGATAGTAATAAAGATTTTAGAGATAAATTGAATGAATTAGCTAAATCATTTGAGATTAATCTGATTAGATTAAATAATTGTTCTAATAATATTAATGAAACTGAAAAGAAGTTTGTATCATTAATGAGTAATCTAAGAAAAGATATACAGATAATAATATCAGATATCAATGTTCACTTAGATAAATTACAAAGTGATATTTTAGAACTAAAGGATGGCACAGAAAGAAATTATTCACCATTTGAAATCATATTAGATATTATACGTAATGGTCGCCCAGATAAGAATATAAACAAACAAGTCAACCTTGAAAGAATTGTAACACTTTTAAAGGATAATTATTATTTAATGAAGATAGATGATAATTATATCTATTTTTATAAAGACGAAATATATTATGGAAAGATAAACTATAAAGGTAAGTCTAAGATAGAAGTATATTTTAAAGAATATAGTGAGGTTTCTAAGCCATATAATCACAAAATAGTTGTATTTAAAAATGACAATTATATAATAGAACTAAAAGATAATATCGCCATATGGGATTATATAGAAGGAAAAATATAATATTTAGATATAGTATAATGAGTACTATATTCTCTAAAGCTTTTACAGAGGGTTTCGATGAAGAGTTTAACACACAACAATTATTAAAACTTTTTGAAAATGAGATAAAACTCTTAGAAAAACAAAAACCATCATCAATTGAAGCTTACAAAAGTTTTAACCCTAAAGCAGGGAAAAAGTTTGATGAAGTTAAAATAAAAATAACTATAAACATTGATGAATATGATAAATTGAAGATAAAAACAATCAATATTATCAATAATGGGGGTGTAGATTCTTTATTCAAACTATCTAATATTTTAGATAGTTACACAAGACATTTTGACACTGGTGACTTATTATCTGAATTAATAACCAACTCTCAAAATGATCCCAATGTAGATCCACCTAAAAGATCCAACCCAAGTATTTCACAGGTGAACGATTTATATAAATCGTTATTTAAGAACTTTGTATTTAGTTATAATGTAATCAACGGAGATAAAAATGACAAAAAACATAAATTGCGACACCAAATTATGCGGTTAACAGAATATATAAATTCAATAAAAAAGTTTGCGAAAATAAATGTAGACTCAAATGATGATGTTTCACCTATTAAGGAAGAAGAAACTAAATCTTCAAACAAAGATAAGGGTTCTCCAAGTAAAACAGAAGAACCGGTTGGCACAAGAGCAACCGGTGGTCCTAGTTATTTCGGTGGTCCTAGTGCAACCGAAAACCCATATGACAACCGCCCCCCCAGTGGTATCGGTGGTCCCAGTGGTTTCCGTGGTCCTAGTGGTATCGGTGGTCCTAGTGCAACCGAAAACCCAGATGACAACCGCCCCATCAGTGGTTTCCGTGGTCCTAGTGCAACAAGTGGTCAAGATGTAACAGATGGCCCAGGTGGAATAGATGGCCCAGGTGGAATAGATGACCAAGGTGGAACAGATGATTCAGAAAATAATGGAGATTTAATAAAAGATACTGAAGACGATACCAATGATGATACCCAAGAATCTAAAAGTTTTTATGATACGTTATTATCCTATTTTACGGATGATACAACAAAACAAGGTGAAGAACAAGGTGAAGAACAAGGTGAAGAACAAGGTGAAGAACAAGCAACTGCGTCAGATATCGTAAAACGTTTAGATATAACTGGTTTATTCTCAAAAGATAAAAAGTTTGTTCCAAGTGACAATGATACACATAAAATAGAAATCGCCGAATCTGAATTAAAGATTCTACAAGATTCAGAGGAACGTCTAAGGCAGGAATTGGACGAACAAACAGAAAGAATAAAAATGTATAAAACAGATATACAGGATAAAATATCACAACAATATGCTTTATTAGAATACGAAAAAAAACTATTAAGAAATGAAAATAAAAGATTTAATCGTAAACAGTTTGAAAAGTATAATTCTCTTGTTGACATGCTTAAAAATAGAGAAAGATTCTTAGATAAACGTGAATATATTTTAAATGGAAAGCGTAAAAAAGATTTAAACGAAATTATAGAAATAAAAAAGAAACTGGTTTCTGAACTATTAAGACAACTTGATAAGGAAAAAAATATAATAATTAAGAATAAAAATAAAGAAAATAGTACATTAAAAAGCCAACTAAAATATTACAAAGGGAATAATTTATATTTAAAATCAATAATTCAAATGCTTGAAAGTGGTGATTCAAAAAAATCTAATATAAGAAGACTTAAACTTACCCTTAAAAAACGAAAAGATAAAAGGCGTGAAAACTATACTAAAACGCGTGAATTTGCAATAACATTATAATATATTTGATAATATAATGGCACAAAACTCCTCTCCCGCCCTAGTACCACCACAAATGTTAATGCTTAATTATTTTAAAAAGATTAAAACCGCGACACCAGAAGAGTCAGAACAACCGGGACAAACGGGACAAACGGGACAACCGGGACAAACGGGACAACCGGGACAAACGGGACAACCGGGACAAACGGGACAACCGGGACAAACGGGACAACCGGGACAAACGGGACAACCGGGACAACCAGAAGAATCAGGAAGTTCAGAGACACCTTGGATATCGTGGTCTTTTGGCCGCCGAGGCAGTGAGAGCAGTGGGAGCAGTGGGAGCAGCGGTAGCGGTAGCGGTAGCGGTGCCACCAGCAGTGGTAATAAAACAAATAGAGCCTTTATAGATACTATGAAACAAAATGTTTTTGAAAAAAGAAATCTAACAAATATAGGTAATACTATGGGTGATGATATGGGTGATGATAAGAATGATGATAAGAATGATGATAAGAATGATGATATGGGTGGTGATAAGAATGATGATAAACAACCCAAGGATAAAAGTAAAGATAATACATATTCAGAAGCACCAAAAAAAAAACACACTATAGATAAAAAATATTCACATAAAAATATGAAAGGGAATAAACGTATTTTCTTTCACACTGGAGATGTAAAGATGTTTAAAAAACCATCAAAAAAAAAGTTTATCCCTTTCTCAGATAAAAAACATAAACAAGAAAATTATAGACCTATAGATGATACTCATATCCCCCCCAAAAAGACACTTAAAAGACTAAAATTAAATGCGACCGGTGAAAAGAAAATAAAAGCATCTAGACAGAGATTTATAGAGAATATAAGTCTATAATCTATTTTTATATTCTGTCTTTATTTAATGAGTTCTTCAATTAATATATTTGCTCCTAAAAACACTTTAAGCTTGAGAAAATTAGGTGAAAATAATATGGAACGTTTTCAAACAGATATTAGTTTACACGGTAAAACTAAATATCAAGATAAAGATAATCTTATTCATTCATTACAAGAAGAATTATCCACTATGAAATACAAGATGTCTTTTTATTTTGAAAAGGAAAAAGAAATACAAGATTTACAACAAAAGATAAAAAAATTAGAAGATGAAATAAAGAATGTAAATAAATATAAACTTTTAATCTTAAAATTAAAGAAAACAAATGATAATATAAGTGAACACTATAAAAAACTTTTACTAGAGTTACACGAATATGATAATATGAAAAAAGAAAACATATTATTAAAAGATAAGATAAAAGAATTAACTATGACCAATAAAAAACCAAAGAATGAACTAGACATTATTATAGAAGAACTAAGTAATAATATTTCTAATGATGAAAATACAGATGATGAGGATACTATAAATGAAATAAATGAAATAAATGAAATAAATGATATAAATGATATTATTGAAGATATTGGAAATACGGACGATTTATTAGATTCAGATGATATAATTAGATGCCAATAAAGATTAAAAGGTTATATCATAATAATTATGCTCATGACCTGCCAAAGCAGTAACATCGAGTAAATGACTATAAAAATTCTCTAAATATTCATCAGTTATATGTGTATATATTTCATCATTATAATCAGGTTTAATTAAAATCCTTTTTATAAGCTCATGATTAAAACGGGGTTGTTTATCATATAAATATATCATAATATCTGTTATATTATCAGTCTCTTTCTTGTATATTTTACATTTACAATTAAGTTTTATAATATCAGAATCAGATTTTTTTGCGAATGGATTTTTTAGTTCACATTCTATACTCTTTTCTTTATCACCGTCTTCGTTTAATACTTCAGCGAACGCTATAAATTTAGATTTTTCGGTTCCAGGTACAATGGCTTTTACTAAATCTTCAGAAGTTATTTCTTTTTCATCAATTATTAAACGCTTTATTTTTAAACGTAACTCATCATCATTTATATGTTTATAAAGTCCTTTTTCTTGTTTTACATCAAGATCTGTTAGTTTATGAAACTCTTCACCTCTCAGATTATAAACAGGAGTTCCATTATTACTATAACTTAATAAGATAGTAGCCTTTATTTGAATATTAAAACTTAGTAATCTTGCCATAATTACAGGATCTATCAATGAGTTTATAACATACCCATTCATGAAATCTCTAAAACCATTCATTTCAAAATTAAATAAACCATCTTCATTTATGGTATCTGCATCATATTCTACTGAAGCTATTTGTTTATATCTTACTATATTAGTATCTCTGTATATTTTTTTAGTTGGATTAAAAAGTTGTAAAATATACATAATCTTTGAAATAGATTTATAACATCTATTATTAAACTTGACAAGTAAATCTGGCTTATCAGTGGTGTTGATATTGAACTTTTTTATAATATTTTGTATGAGAACATTACTATATTTTTGAGATTGAATATTACACTCGAAATATTCTATATTAAATGGATAGGTATCTCTCTTATAAGTACTGAAAATATCCGTTAATTCTTTGTAAATAATTTCCTGTTTAAGTCTTAAAGCATTTATTTTTTTATATATTTCAGGATATTGTCCAGCTCCGACTGTTGTACTCCACACATCATCATCAGGTAGAACAGCGCTGATATTTTCGCCAGTGAACTCTTTTACAAAACTTTTATTTCGCCTTTGTAATATGTCTTTATATTTTCCCAATAATGTATTATCTGTACGAATAGTATTAAAATCTGTATCACCAACGTTAACAGTATTTAATAATAAAGTTATTTTCTCTTTACTAATCCCATCAATTTGTTCTAAATAATATTTTTTTAATATATCTTTAAAGATGGAATCTGGATTCTGTGTTTGGCCGGTGATATCATCTGCTTTTAAATCAAACTCTTGAGTCATATCTCCCCAAGGAGATATTTCATTTATTAATTCTTCTTTTTTTTCACAAAACTTTATTACTCTTTCATTTATCTCCGGTATAAATAATGTTTCATTTATCTTCAATCCATCTTGTTTTAAGAAATAAAATTTATTTAATTTATTAATTATATTTTCTAATTCCCCAGAACTAGAATATATTACTATATTTCCGAAATGACCCCCATATATCCATCCTAATTTTATAGATATTAAAGGTTTGTAATCTGTTAGAATAACGGATCCTTTATCGTGCTTAATATTACCTTTATAAAGATTAGCTTCTAAAGGGAGGGTTAAGTTAACGGTCTGACTGGCTTCGCCATATTTTTCTTCTCCTGTATACAAAAAACCGGGTTTGTGATAACCTAATATACCCTTTACATCATAAATTTTGACAGCTGGAATTAAATAATTTAGTTCTACCCCACCTCTAAACTTTTTTAAACTTCTTTTATGTTTCTTTTTGTGAATACTTTTTCCACCACCAAATATTCTTTTTCTTTTTATAGTTCTCATATATTAATAATATATATTTTATTATATAATGAAAAAAGCGAAAACATTAAAGAGGATTCATATAAGAAACTATAATAAAAAGAGATATACCAAAAAGAGATATATAAAAAAGAGATTTACTAAAAAGAGATTTACTAAGAAAATACAAAGAGGTGGAGTATGTCCTTGTGCGATTCCTCTATCTACAACCGCAGCTTCATATGTAGCGACAGCATTAGGTGGTTTAGGAATATATTCATTAAAAAAATAAGAAAAAGAAAAGAAAGAAACCTAAGAAATAAATAATATATTGATATATAATTATGGGAGATTATTATGAGATCTTAGGAGTGTCAAGAGAATGTTCTGATTCTGAACTTAAAAAAGCATACCATAGAATCGCTTTAAAAAATCATCCTGATAAAAATAAAGATAATCCTAGTGCGTTAGAGATATTTAAAAAAGCGACAGAAGCGTATGAAACTCTTTCAAACAAAGAAAAAAGAGAAAGATATGATATATATGGAAATACAGATAGTAATATAGGAAATATAAATCATATGAACATCTTTGAAGAATTATTTGGAAGTAATCTATTTTCAAACGGATTTTTTAGTCAAAGATTATTTACACCCGATATGCCAATGATTCCTGGTAATTTTGAATCTACAAGCGTGACAATTAATGGTAATGAAAAGATAACTCGAAAAACAGTTCATACCCCAAGTGGTGTTAGAACTACTGAGATTAGAGAAAGTATCAATAACGAATCTCCTACAAATATAGATATTTTAAGAAATATGAGTCGTTTAGGATTCCACAGTAGAGGGGGATTCTAATGAGTTTTGAATAGCCATCTGTAACATATGTTCTTCTTCCATCTCCATAACATTTTGTAATGTTTGATTTACCATATTAATTATATCGTTGCCATTGATTTCACCATGAACTATACTAAAGTTCATTTCAATCTCTTGAGCATCATTATTATAATTATTATCATTATTATCATTATCATTATTAATATTTTCTTCAGCTATGTCCTCTCCGGGAAACTTTGTTCTACATATTGGACAACTATTATTTAATTCTAACCATTTTTTTATACCATCACAATTTTCATTACCTTCGTGGAAATGATGAGATGTATCTGAGCAAGGTAAAGATATATACTTCTCACCACTTTTAATAGTTTCCATACATATACTACATGTATAATCTTCATCTTTTATCTCTTTTATCTCTATAGATTCTATGAACTCTTGTGTGCATCTTTGAACTTTTACTTTATCTTCTTCAAAAGATCTCTGAAGAACATTATCTATATATTGAGGATTAAGATTTTGAGTATTCATTTGTTGACTAAATCTTTGCATAAATAGTCTAAATAAATCATTTGAATCATTAATAATAAAAGTGTTTTGGTTATTTATATTTTCATTGTTTATATTTTCATCCATACTTATTAATGAATTATATTTTAATTCTTTATATTTTATTTATTTAAGACTTAAAGAAAGTAAAACATAACCAATGAATCCAGTTAATAGAGACATAGTCCATTTATATTTCATATCGGAGTATATATCTGCCCAAGCGTCTACCTGTGCTTTAGTCTTTAAAGAATACAACATTAGGGGGCTCTTTGGTGAGAAGTAATAAAATCCTAGTTTCACTAAATAAACAATAGCTAAAAATGTGCAAATACGATATTTGTGATTAGGATAATTAAAGAAATACATTAAACCAAGAGTTAGACCTAATATCATTCCAAGTATATAGATTGTTAATCGCTCCTTGACTATTAAGAAATAAGTATTTCGTTGTTCTTCATCCAGTAATACAATAAATCTTTGAAAATAGGTATCATCTTTAACGAGTGACATATATATACTAGAAAAAAGAAGAGTAATACCAACAATACAAGAAATACAATTATCTTTATTCATTTATAATTAAATATATATATTAATTAATCAATTTCGTCAATTGTAGGGTTTTCAGTTGATCCTGGAGCCTCAAAGGGACTTGGCGTACCTTGAGCTCCAGGCATACCTTGAGAGCCGGGCATACCTTGAGAGTCGGGCATACCTTGAGCTCCAGGCATTTGTCCATCATGAAGCTTCATCATAATTGGATTAATGATATCATTTATTTCTTTCAATTTAGAATTATAATCATCCTTACTCCTTGTTCCTACATCAGAATATATCCAAGATTCTCCATCAGAAATAGCCTTATTTACATTTTCAATATCTTCATCTGAAAGCTTTTCTTTTACATTATCATTTGATACAGTACTCTTCGTCTGATAAATAAGACTTTCTAAACTATTTTTAGCATCTATAATTTCTTGTTGCTCAAGATCCTGTTGTTTGTATTTTTCAGCCTCTTCAACCATCCTTTCAATATCTTCTTTAGTAAGTCTTCCCTTATCATTCTCAATCGTGATATTCTTCTTATTACCAGAACCCTTCTCACACGCTTCAATATTCAAGATACCGTTGGCATCAACATCAAAAGATACTTCAATTTGAGGTATTCCTCTTGGAGCTGGAGGAATACCCTCTAAATGAAACTCACCCAATTGATTATTATCTTTAGTAAGAGTTCTCTCACCTTCAAATACCTGAATCTGAACACCAGTTTGGTTATCTTCATATGTAGAGAATGTTTGAGACTTCTTTGTAGGGATGGTTGTGTTGCGTTCAATGATCTTCGTCATAACTCCTCCGGCAGTTTCAATTCCTAAGGATAGAGGAGCAACATCGAGAAGTAAGATATCATCAAGTTTTGAACCGGCACCAGCACCACTCAAGATAGCAGCTTGTGCTGCCGCACCATACGCCACAGCTTCATCTGGATTAATATTCTTACTCAGTTCTTTTCCATTAAAAAAGTTTTTCAAGAGTTCTTGAATCTTGGGAATACGCGTTGATCCACCTACAAGAACAATATCATCAATTTGACTCTTACTCACACCTGAATCTTGAAGAACTTTTTGAACAGGATTCATACACTTTTGAAACAGAGGCATACAAATAGATTCAAACTTAGCTCTTGTCATAGATGAAAAGAAATCAATACCCTCGTAAAGAGACTCAATCTCTAGATTTGCGGTTGACGAACTGGATAGATTGCGTTTCAAACGTTCGCAAGCCGTTTTTAAACGAAGCATAGCTCTTTTATTATCACTTAGATCGTGTCTATGTTTTCTCTTAAACTCTTGAAGGAAATACTGCATAATCAGTTGATCAAAATCTTCTCCCCCTAGGTGAGTATCTCCCGCTGTTGCTTTCACTTCAAAAATCCCATCATCTATATTAAGTAGTGAAACATCAAATGTTCCTCCACCCAGATCAAAAATTAAAACGTGTTTTTCTTGAGTAGAATTATCCAAACCATACGCAATGGCGGCGGCAGTTGGTTCATTGATAATACGAAGAATATTCAATCCAGCAATCTGTCCTGCGTCCTTTGTAGCTTGTCTTTGAGAATCATTAAAGTAAGCGGGGACGGTTACAACCGCGTCAGTTACTTTTTCACCAATAAAAGCTTCAGCAATATCCTTCATCTTAGTAAGAACCATAGATGAAATCTCTTCTGGTTGAAATGTTTTCTTCTCACCAGAAACTTCGACCTGAATAACTGGTTTCCCACCATCAGATACAACATTGTAAGAAAAGTTCTTGATATCACTTTGAAGAGAAGCATCATCAAACTTTCGACCAATTAATCTCTTAGCATCGTAAACTGTATTTGTAGGATTCATGGATGCTTGATTCTTAGCACCATCACCGATCAATCTTTCACTATCAGTAAAAGCTACATATGAGGGTGTTGTTCGATTCCCTTGATCATTCGCAATTATTTCACAACGATTATCTTTCCACCAACCAACGCAACTGTATGTTGTTCCAAGATCAATTCCAATTGCTACCATATCTTCTTTATATTATAGATGAATATATTATTCATTTTTTAAGTAGATTATTATTATTTTTCTCTTTTAAATGAATACTTTCATGATGAGCTTCATTGGTAGATATGATTTCTTCTTTAATTTCTTCAATTAGTTCATTAAGTATCTTTTTATACTCTTTTTCATAAAACTCATTTAAGATATCGTGAGTTTTATTTGGGACTTCTATTTTTTGACATAAATATTCCATTATTAGTAATTTATATTATTTATAGAAATGATATTTATCAAATTTTTATCTAATTATATATATAATAATGTCAAAATTGGGGCCGATGGATTATATTTATAATGCTCCAGGCACAAGAGATGAGATGAATTTAAAGATCAATAGAGCATTGGGTCTAAATGATGAAACACTAAAATATGGATCAAATACAATAGACGCAATATTTTTAACATTTATTTCTCTATTGACTTTGGCTGCACAACAAGATAATTTAGTAGTTCCTAAATATGATAAAGATAGCGGTACAATCCCGATTACAAAAATAAAACCTCCTGATATTTTTAAAGGTTTAAATTTTCGCAAAAGAAGAACTGGAAATAGATTACAAGAAAGACTTGGTGGTATTCCAATAACTGTGAAATTTGTAACTGATATAACTAAATATAATATAGATAATACATTTATATGTCCAGTAAGTGCTCTATCAAAGACACCCATTTCATATCTAGGTAATATACAAAGTGTAGGTTCTAGTTTTAAGTCGTTTTTTATGGGTTTAGTAACAACATGGGGGGAAAGTTGGAGTAATCCGGCAGCCCATTCAGGTTTTATAATATTTGAAATTACAGGGAATTTTGAGCACATTGGAGTAAATTATACTACTATTGGTTTACTGGCGACTGAAGAAGGGATCCCTTTTTCTACACTTTTTCCGCGCGATGATGGGATATGGAATGATCATGATATTGTAATTCAGAAAGCTTTGATAAGATGTATAGAAAAGGGTGATGTTGGGACAAATATATATTTACACGATTTATCAAAGATATTAGCTCCTATAGGAGGAAATAAACTTAAAGGAACTCAACTTGAGAGTTTAATATACTATTCGGGTTATGTAAATGGAACAGAATCTATTAAAAATTATCCATTTTATAAGGAAAAACTAGACCACTTTGTGAGTAATAATATTAAAGAATTAAGTAACTGTGTAAATAATAAAGTGCGTTATTCTGAGGAACTTACTTCTCTAAGAGACCAAATATCATTATGTCCTAAGATAGTTAATTGTATGTATTTTGTTTCATTAGTCTTAGGAAGTTCGACAACATTTTTTTCTGGAATGACTAGATCTAGAATAAAAGCACTTCAATCTAAGATATACAGTGATAGGACTGCTAATGTAGAAAAAGATCATTATGCCGATGAAGTATTCGGCGTAAATTATCAAGAATTATTTGGATTAACAGAAAAAGATGGTGAAGATTCTATTGAAGAGATTTCACCCTCAAAAGTTCCAAAAAAAAAGTGGGTTCCAAAAAAAAAGTGGAAAGATGATTCTCCTTTACCGGAAGAAATAACAGTTCTGAATGCAGATACTAAGAGAAAATTATTAGATTTTACTAAATATATGGGTAAAATAGTTTTACTTGCGGGTGCTTCTTTGGCGGGTCGGTATGCTATACATGGGACAATTGGTATGAGTAAAAGAAAGAATAAGAAAGGAAAAAAGAAAAATCCTAAAACTGGTAAAAAGAAGAAAGGGAAAAAGAAGAATCCTAAAACTGGTAAAAAGAAGAGAGTTTAATTTTTATATAATATAATATTATTATGAGTAAATATAACATTTATATTATTTGTAAAGATGAAGAAAGGTTTTTTGAAAAGCAAAGAGAGTTTGATAAGTATAAATCAAAGATATGTCATATTCAATGGGTTCCAGCAGAATATTTAACTTTAACTCAGTGCAATAAAGCTATGTTAAAAAAATTAAATACAATGTATAATACAAAACAGAAGAGTATTATAGCTAAATTAGGATGTATTGCTGCACACAGAAAAGCTCTTTTATCAATATATTCTAATCAAACAAAAAATAATCTTATTTTGGAAGATGATGCCAACTTATCAGGTGTTTTACCAAATGTCCCTAAAGAAACATGTTATATGGGAGGGTGGATTATTCCACCTCAAATAAGTAAAACTGGTAAGGTAAAGTTGAATATTAAACCTAAAAGAGGATTAAATAAAATAGACTATGATAAGTTTAAAATTATAACAACACACGCATTATTTATTAAAGAAATAGATGAAGCTACAATGCTTTTAGATTCAACAATACAACCAGAAAAGATAAAAAATTATGATGTACATTTAGCAGATAATCAATATTTTAAAAGTTATTACTATCCCCCTGTATTTGTTCAGGGGAAACATATATCGGATATAGATGGTAAAGTTAATAAGAATGATAAAAATACTATGAATTATGGATTATAAACTCTCTTTTTACCTGTCCTTTTCTTATTTTTTTTATCTGTTCTTTTCATTTTTTTATCTGTTCTTTTCATTTTCTGATTAGTTCTTCTTATTTTTTTACCCGTTCTTCTTAATTTTTTACCGGTTCTTCTTAATTTTTTACCGGTTCTTTTCATTTTTCTTTTAGTTCTCTTTAAACCACCTCCGTAATTAGGTGGTGGTGGGGGTTGGGGAGGAGGAGGAGCTAGGGTAGCCCCAACAGCTCCAGTTATCCCCCCGGTTGCCAAGCCAGCAGCTCCAAGTAACCCAGTTTTTAAAACTCCAAAATCAACCTGTATACCAGTGAATTGGTCTGTTTTAAAAAAATCATCAATAATGGTTAAATATTCATTCAGCATAGTATCGACACTTTGCATTTTCAGCGCTTCAGCACCATAATTATATTTATCTTTAATACTTAATGTGGGTTCTTTTTCACTTTCATTTCTTTTAAAGCATTTTTCAGGATTTTGTATTTGACCAATTCTACATATCATAGAGGGATTTAAAACTAATGGAATACTCTGGTATTTTTCTTTCCCCCATCTTCTAAATGTCTTATCATTTCTTTTATTGCAAGTTGCTAGATGTGTTTTTTCACTCTTTGAATCTTTATCCTTAACAGTAAACTCATTAAATATATTCAAATCGACCTTAAATTTGTAGAATAAATATTTAAAAAACATAATCCCATCTCCCGGATATTCTGGGGTGTCATCAGAAAAAAAGAGTGTTTTTCTTTTCCTGGAACTTTCACAAAATCTTCCCAGTAAAGCTATTTTACCGGGCTCTAATATTCTACCAGTAGCTTTATTATACCACTTCTGTGGGGTAGCTATAAGACTGTAACCGATTGTAGTCGCAACGTTTGTCATATATTTCGCAACATTTGTTAAATGATAAAAATCATAAAAATCTGTGCCTTTACAATCTGAAAAAATATAGTTAGAACTTCCAAAGAAATAGAGACTGATTTTTTTGTTGCTATTAAGTCTTTCAGTCTCTAGACTTTCAAAAATATATCTTCTTGAATGAAAATCTTCTCCACCTGTAGCTGTAAAAGTTAATTTATCGTCCATCTGTTTTTCTTGAAAAGAGATTACACTTTGTGAAATAGGCAATATTTTCTTAACACTCGAATATTGTTGATAACTTTTATCATCTAAAATTATGAAATTATCTGATAGTGCTCCTGAATCTGAAGAAGTATTTAATAAGTTTTCACCTTTTACATAATAAATAGTTTTTCCCGAAGTAATCCCTCTAATATAATCATTACAATATTTTCTTATATCACAACATTTTTTAGGATCTTTAATGTTTCGATGCTTATCATAGTAATATTTTCTCACAATTTCTATAACTTCTTTCATATGTTTGGTAGCTGATATAGTGATATTATCGTCTTGCCACTCTACAAGTTTCCAGGAATCTGTGTTATCTCTATTCAATTCTTCTATATTTTCATTAAGGGTTTTTACATCTTCATCAGTAATATTAAAGAATAGTGGTGGTATATGAATCTCTCTACCACCTTTATCTTCTTTATTTGAAATAAAGATTAATGGAGCGTGTGTAATACGCCCTTTTTCTGTTTCTAGTAAATGTCTATCGTGCCAGTATAAAGCTTGATTAAGTTTAGGAGTTGTAGTCTCTTTAGTACCATAAGATCTCTTATTTATAAACATGTAATAACCAAGAGAGTAAATCTCAGGTTTATTCCCTATATCATTACTCGCACTTACACTACTTATTTCTAAAAGTGAAGGAATCGCCATATATGTTTTCACGTCGGTCTTTATAAACTTATTTGAAGATTTTCTATTTTCATCTAACCAACCTTTTATATCTATACCATATTTTAGAAAATCATCTACACTAGTAGATCCCCCCTTATAAATATCTTTAAGCCAATTTTTTAATTCTTCCTTTCTTTTTTCTACATCATTAGGATTAATAGACTTAGGGAAAAACTTATAAACAGTATTCTCATTCCAAGGGGAGTCTTCTTTATCCTTTATACTTTCTGTTTTTATGCAATTATATCTAAAAAAATTACCCGAACTTTTATAATTATAAGTTTTATATCCAGGGATAAACTTATTTACATATTCATCAAAGATTGTTTCATATTTATCCGATGTAGGTGATGAAAAGTCATCAATTTTATTTATATCATTCAATGAAGAATGAGTCAATCTGTAATCTCTTTTTTTAGTTAGTTTACTCAAGTTTTCTAATATACTTTTAATATCTTCTTTCTTCACATGGTATTCCTCCATCTGTTGAGCATATGTTATAGATTTAGGATACCTGAATAATATTTCACTTTTTTCATTACTTGAAATTTTAGGTTTCCAGTTCATACTGATTAGAGCTTCTTTAAAGCTCTCAATATCTTCATTGCAAACATCTATAAATAAATAAGCTAAATAAGAATATAAATTAGCTGGTAAGAATCTCAAAAAATCTAACTTATTTAAGCTTTTCGCGATCTCATAATCACCATAATTATTATTCACAATATTTATCTGATCATCACAAAAAACTTCTTCTTTAGTATTAAATTCTTTTTCAATTATAGCCTGTGTAGTAGGATCAATACCTTTATTAAATTTCATTGCGCCCTGAAGATCTGTAGTAAAACGAATATAATTAAATCCCCAATAATATAACTCATCAACATAAACTTTACAATATCTTGATTGTGTAATAGATTGTTTTTTACTTTCAATAATATAATAACAACATTTACTCGGAGTTAATTCTCTTTTTTCATTTTTTGAGAAAGCCCATTTATATTTACCATCATTTTTTCTTATTATTCTACTAGTGATTCTTTCTCCATCAGGATATATTTTACATTTATCACCCCCACCACATAATAAATTACCATTCTTATACATATTTTTGTAATTTATGTATTCGTTCTCATCTACAGAATCACCATCATCTGTTTTATAAAGAACATCCACACCATAACCTATAATAGTACAATAAGATCCATAATCAGGTAGTCTATTTAATGTATTTGTATCATAATAGGTTTTTTGTCTATATTCAGCATCTTCCATAGTATCCGTATATTTTGTCCTAATTCCTTTTGATATATGAGAACCAGTATATTGTAATTCGTTTCCTACCCACAAAAAAGTATCACCTATACGTGCGTTCCAGTTATGATCTTGTAAATATAAGTCAAAGAATCTTGATTCTTTTTTTTCTCTACTAGTTTTAAGCCAACCAAGACCTAAATCTTTTATATATTTAACTCCTTCTGAAGTTCTTCCACCTCCCCTCTTTCTTAATGTTTTCTTTCTTGTTCGTTTAATTGCCCCCCCCTTAGATTCTACTTCAGCATCAGATTTTACTTCAGCATCAGAGGCAACTTCAGCATTTGCTGCCGATTTGAGGTCCGCTACTTCAGCATTTGCTGCCGATTTGAGGTCCGCTACTTCAGCATTTGCTGCCGATTTGAGGTCCGCTACTTCAGCATCAGGTTCTACTTTTCCTTTAAGAGATGTTATATTCTCACTTATAATTTTCTTCATACTTTCCTTATGCCTGTCTTCATTCATCTCATCTTCATAAAATTTTATTCCCTCGGTTTCTATAATATTAAGATTAGTACTTTTCTTACATAAAAAATCACCACGCTCAAAAATGGGATAGAATAAACTTCCCTTACCCAATAATACTAATCTATTATTTTCTCCTCTACCAGGATTTTTCCATATAAGTATTTTATCAAACTCCTGTGTTCTATTATTAGAACTTTTATCAATCTGTGAGCTTCCTGGGGTTTTCTTTGTAAAAAAATCTTCTGAGATTTCAGAATCAGCAAGAAATCGTTTAACGTTACCAACTTTTTTAGTAAACCTTACTGTCTTATTTATTTCTATAAAATTACCTTTATCTCTGAAAGTAATAAATAAATCTTTTTCTGATTGATAAGAAAGTAAGTTTTCCATTATCTCCACGATTTTATTACATTTTTCTTCCCGCTTTGGATCTCTAGCTATTTCTGATTTAGAAAGATCACTATATTCTGTTAGAATACCCGTTATCATTTCTGAAACATCCTTTTTCTTTTCTAAAATTTTTTTTAAATCATTAATGTTCCCTATATACGTTAAAATATTTGTTTTAATTTCATTAAATAATTTTTCATAGAGATTTAAAAGTTCTCTATTACCTTTAATATCAGATTTTATACCCTCAATCGTTGTTTGTATTTCATTAGCAATATTTGATAAATTATCATATTTTATCATATTTTCATCACAATACTTTATTACTCCACTAAACTTTGTAATATTAGTATATGGTTCTAAATCATCTGTCATTTTCGTCTCAAGTTCATTAAACTTTTCAATGATTTCATTAAGTTTATTTTTAACTGGGTCACGTCTTTGCTCTTCTGTTTCTTTCTCAGCTTTATCTAATTTCATTTTCAATTCATCAATTTTATCTTGATCTTCCCTGCCAATTTCTTCGAGTTGTCTCCTAATATCTTCAATATTTTCTTCAGGCGTTTGAGTCCATTTTTTCCCAATTTCCATAAGCTTCTTTAACCCGCTTTGTAATATATTATCTTTATCGGGTTTTTCTTTATCGAATCTAAGACTATCAGTTAAATCTAAAACACCGTATCTATGATATATATTATCTTCTTGTGAATAATCTATTACACTGTTCCCTAATTTACTTATCAAATCATTTCTGATTTGCTCTTGATTACCAATTGTAAAGGAACTTGAAACTTGATTTAAAGAGAATGCTTTTATTGTTGTAGATTCACGTTCTCTTTTTATTAGTGGTATTCCATATATGATTTTTTCTCTCCCATATGTACCGAGATCAATATTTGCCCCAGTAAACTCAGTATTTCCAATTACACTATCGAATAAAACTATAATTTCTTCATACAAATCGTATAAACTTTTTTTATTTTCACCATTAGTAAAACTTATCCCTGAAAGTGTTTTATACGCTTGATATATCTTATCACCAATACTATTTTTATTTCTTATTGCTCTCTCTATAAGTGAATAATCAATAGCTTTTTGATATATCTCATCTTTCCCACAAACACCTCCCCCCTGCGAAATTATACTTTGTGTTAAATTATATTCAAGAGAAGTTTTTAATTCACCTATACAAGATTGAATACAAACATACGCATCATCTATATTGGTAGACCCTGATAATTTAAATATTTGCCCTGGTAATGGTAAAGCACACAATTTACCATTTCTTCCAAAAAGCAAGTGCATAAATATATGTTTCAGGATCAGCTCACCAGGGATTCTATAGTTGTTAATTTTCGAGCGATCAGCAGATCTATAGACCTGTTTAATACCTAGAGACTCACTCCAAAATAACCCTCCATCTTGTTTTTTCTTTGCTACGGTTCTTCTTCTAGTATTTCTATGCCTATACCCTTCTCTTCTCAAAACTTTTTTCTTTAATGTTTTTCTTTTAGCTACAGAACTTTTATCATATCTTCTGCGAACCATTTATATATTATTAAATATTTTAATTTATGAAAATCTATAAGTTTTTAATTGTAAGGTACTCAAATTACTTATAAGTATACTCTTTGATACTTCTGAATGGATCAAGTTCAAAGTTTTTTTTATACATCTCCTATGTCTATCTTTAATAATAGGATATCCATAAAAATAATATTTTTCTTCTAGTTCTTTATTTTCACAAAACGGATATTTTTCTCTTATCATATCATAAAATCTTTTATCTTCGTGTAGCCCTCTGTAATCTTTAAAATTATTATCCCTACTCTCAATAACATATTCAATAACTTCGGGTGTTACAATATATAACCAACCTATTTTGAATCCTCCCCTCCAAACATCTCTTTCTAAAGATTCACTATTAACATTCTTAAAGTTATCTTCTATACAAGATTTCCCAAAGATTGATAAATCTTTAATATCATCAAGCATAATATTAAACTTATCGGTAAATATAAAATTATCATCATCACATTTAATAATCTTAAAATAATCATTTCTACATTTATTAACATAATTCCATAGTTGATCCATTTTGTCTATTAATCTTTCATAACTATCATCACATTTTACGTGTAATTCATCCTCGATCTCAGCATAATCTTCTTCTAATGCACTATTTCCATAAACAAATAGAGTATCTATTTTATCATTCTTAGAAATAAGATCATTTATCCATTTATCTTTTAAAATCTTTTTTCTTTCTCTATGCTTTTCACAAGATATTATACATAATAAATATCTATCGTTATTATTAGAGTTTACAGCTTCAGATATTGATCCTTGCGCCTGTTCAGGTTCAGGCTGTGGCACTGAGTGTGGCTCAGGATCAGGTTCAGGCTGTGGCACTGAGTGTGGTACAGGCTCAGGTTCAGGCTGTGGCACTGATTGTGGTACAGGCTCAGGTTCAGGCTCAGGTTCAGACTGTGGCACTGAGTGTGGTTCGGGGTCAGACTCTAGTTGTGAATCCACTATATCCCCCACATCCTCTATGTCTTCAATATCCACCGATAAATTAGTATTGTTTGTAAGATCTAATTCTAAACTCATATAAATAGTTAAAACAAAATAAATATTAATATAAAACATATGGATCTTGATAAACTTGAACGGAGTCTAAATAATTGTAATGATAAACTGAATGATATTAATAGAGACTATAATGAATTAGTTAAAAAACTTTCACAACGTGATCCAAGAGCAAAAGAATATTATTATGATACTTTAGAACCATTGGAGAGAGAATACATGATATATAATGATAGATACAAAGATTTAATATCTCACTATTCACTGGCTTATTTGGAAATGTCAGAATGGTATGTTGGAGAATATTTGCCTTACAATATATTCTTAAAAGAAATAAAAGGTATTCATACTTATTTAGATTCAAAAGAAGATGTGAGAGAATTATATAAATTATTCGGAATTATGTTTTTATTTGAGTTATCAATTGGAGAAATAGTTAAATAACTATTTAAAAAATATAAACTATATTATAATATATATAATAGAATTATGAACAGTGAAATTGCTCTCCAGAATCTTAAGTTTATTAAAGAAAATAATAATTTAAATGAGAATAATTATGTTATTGCACATAACAGAATCTTTCAAAATACAGATGAAAACTTTGATCAAGTTTATTATTTAAAAGAAATGGAATATATGATTTACTTTACATTTAATGAATGTTTTTATCTTATTGAGAATTATAGTAATTGTAGAAAGAATATTATAAGAGATCTTTATGAAATATATGATACTTTAGAATTTTTCTATGAAAATATTGAAGAAAAAGATGAAATGTTTGAAAATATGATGGATAAGTTTGATGAAAAATTAGAATATTATCACAGTCGTTATGTTATGGGATTGTGTAATTATTACAGTGAATTATTTAGTAACAAGATTTATGATATCTTGTATGATTGTGCGAATGAAGTCTTTTACAAGAAAGAATTATTTTTAGAACCTTTATCAGATAACTCCGATGATGATACAGATAATGATACAGATAATGATGATACAGATGGTGAATTAGATAATAAAGATAATGATAATGATTCTAATGAAGATAATAAAGATAAGTGTGATTAATAAGTATTATCGGGGTCGCCACTCGTCGGCATACGGGTACCACTTGTGAATCTGATCCAGTTTCTTCTGATTCGCTGCCTGTAATTCCGCCAGTTTCTGTTTGTGCGCTCGATCAACCTCAGCCCAATATTTGTCATAATCTTGCTTTTTCTTAGCCCTCGCCTGAGCCGGAGTTAGAGGGGGCTTCACCGGGGGGTCGGCGAAAAGCCGTGTGTTTTGCGGTTTTCCCGACCAGTTATGGATCATCCCATTTCCGAAGGATTAGGTTTGCCAAGAGTGCCCCTCGGGAGCATAGGTAGACGACCCTCTTCCTCTGCCCGAGCCAATTCCTCTGCCCATTCCCGATTTTTCCGCGCTACCTCTTCCTTCGCTCTCCTCACCCTATCGCGATATTTCTCTTGCCTTATCTCTTCTTTCAGGTCCCATTTCCCCGGTGCCACCAGGGCCGGAGCCCTCTGCCGAGTCCGGCTCGGAGGCTGCCCATCCCTAAACTGATATCCAATAGCCTCTGCCCTTCGCCGTGCTGCCTCTTCCTCTTTCTTAAGCCGTGTTGCCTCTGCCTCTTTCTGAAGCCGTGCTGCCTCCTCTTTCTCTAACCTTAGCTGTTCTGCCCTTTGCCGTGCTGCCTCTGCATGAGCCTGATCAAACATATTATCCCACATCACTTGCCGATCCTGAGCCTCCTGAGCCTGATCATCCACTGACTTTTCCGCATCAGTCACGGGGGCCGGCTCCACCTCCACTGACCGGTCCAACTCTGCCGTCAGCATCCCTCTCGCCGGGGGAACTCGGGACTTCCGGTGTTTTTTTCCAGTTCCTCCTACATATCGTTTCAAACTTTTACCACCTCTCATCTTTCTACGTTTCAAAGTTCTTCTACGATTAGATTTCTTTAGCTTTAAAGAGTTTCTACGTTTCAAAGTTCTTCTACGATTAGATTTCTTTAGCTTTAAAGAGTTTCTACGTTTCAAAGAGTTTCTACGTTTCAAAGAGTTTCTACGCTTCTATTTCTTAAATCTTAAAGTTTTTCTTCTCATTATATATTACCATAGATTTTTTTTAAACATAAGGTGAATATCTATAGGGATTTATTTCATAAATTGTGGCTTTATTATCTTTTCCATCAATAGTAAGAGTTTCATTATCATATATTTCCTTACAACCATTTTCTTTTGTACAATCTTTATCACCAACATTAAGAGGAATCGCTATTTGATGATAATCGTCACTCATGGCGAAGTAATTCCAATTATTTGAACCGGGATAAGTTTCTCTACCGAATAATTTTTGCATAGAACTATCTTCTTCATTCTTTAAATACCCTACAGTTTCATAATCTCTTGGAGCTCCTCTAGTAGCTATATTCATAGGCATCTTTCTACCAATTCTAGGACGATAAGGATATTCTATATCTTTCTTATCTTCATTAATAATAACTATATTTGGATCAAATCCAACTCTTTTTAAAATATTTGTTTCAGTTATATTATCATCATTATATTCATTATCGTATAGTAAACCTATTATAATAATCAGCAAAAAAATACTGAAAGGTGTTAAAAGTTTCATTTATTATTACTATAGAAAAATTACTAATAAGGATAATAAATATTGTAAATCCTTTTTAGTTCAATTAATCTCTTCGTCTTTTCTCTCTTAACTAATTCAATCATATCAATGTATCTCATATGTTTATAATTTATAAGATATATCTATTCTTTAATAATAAATATTTATGAACTATTCTGTAAAAGAATTATCTCTTACAAATGATGAAAATATAAATATGATATTATCGAGATTTATACCTATTCCAGAAATTAGGAAAGATATTATAAATAAGAAAAAAGAGTTAGAAAGTGAAGAAACATTAGACTATTATAATGAAAGGTGGGATAATATAGTCGGTTACTATTTTCTTACAAAAGATACAAAGATAGGGAAGTTTTCTCAAATATTAGATGGAAAGAAATATATTATAAAACCCGATCATAGGTTGGAGTTTTATGAAAGAACAGGTATATCATATCAGATAATAGAACTATTACACGGATTAATACTTTTAAAATCCGATGATTCTATAATAGACAATATAGATTATGAATACTGGTTACATCATGATGATAATATCTATGGTAAAATGAGTAAAATGATAATGATTAAAATGAAAAATTTGATAAGACTTAAAAATTAGTATACTAAATATAAATATAAGAAAATGACATCACTTCTTCCATTATACAATATCATTGCGTGTGTAAATGAAGAGGGGATAATCGGTTGCAATAATGATTTATTCGCGAAATCTAGTGAAGATATGAAAAGATTCAAAAAAATCACGACTGGTAAGGGGAAAAATGTTGTAATTATGGGAAGGAAAACTTGGGAGTCTATTCCTAGAGATTATAGGCCTTTAAAAGACAGGATAAATATCGTTCTAAGTAAAAATGGCGATTTTGAGTGTGTTGGGGCAATAGTATGTTCAAGTTTTCAAAATGCTCTCAAATGTTGTAATGAGAAAATTATTGATGAGATCTTTGTAATCGGGGGAGAAACTCTTTATGATGAGTGTTTTAGAAACTTTCATAAAAATATTGACAGAGTTTATCTCACCAAGATTCATAAGAAAGCTTCAAGTTATCGTGACTATAAATACTTTAGATTCGATGAAACTCATTTTACACTTTTAAAGAATGAAGAATGTAGAGAAAATGTAAAAATCTTTGATCCTCAAAAAGAAGATTATGTCGTCTTTGAATGTCCTGTATCTTATGAAGTTTATTCTCCCACGGAAAGAGTTGATGAGTTTCAGTATCTAAGATCTCTCAAAGAAGTATTTCAAGAGGGTTCAATCGTCCAAGGAAGGAATGGTAAAACATTCTCAAAGTTTGGAATGAGAATGGAATATGATTTGAATAGATTTCCACTACTCACAACAAAAAAGATGGGATACAAAACTATTCTCAAGGAACTTATATGGTTCCTGAATGGTCATACTGATAATGAAATCCTAAGAGAACAAAATGTTCATATATGGGATGGTAATTCAACGCGAGAGTTCTTGGATAGTAGAGGTTTGGATTATCCTGAAGGAGATTTGGGACCCGTATATGGATTTCAATGGAGACACTTTGGAGCGAACTACAGGGGTTCTAAAGAGAATTATGACGGTTCCGCTGTAGGAGGTATGGACCAAATAAAGTATATTCTCAATGAAATTAAAACTAATCCCACATCAAGGAGGATAATACTATCAGCTTGGAATCCACCTGATTTAGAAAAAATGGCACTTCCACCTTGTCACGTTCTATCTCAGTACTACGTTGATTCAGAAAAAGGAACTCTTAGTTGTCAGCTTTACCAACGTTCAGGAGATATGTTCTTAGGAGTTCCCTATAATATTGCATCATATTCATTCTTAACATATATATTTGCTCATCTTACAGGATATAAACCAGGGAAACTTATCCATATTATTGGAGATGCTCATATTTATGAAGAACATATTGAAGCAGTTCACAAACAACTCACAAGAACTCCTAAATTGAAACCCCGAATGATAATATCTGATGATTTGAAAGATATTGATGATGTTAGAGTAGAACATTTTACTTTAGAAGAGTATGAATCTCACGAAACGATTAAAGCACCAATGATTGCTTAGAATACTTTATATACTAATATATAATGAAAACTAAGATTATAAAGGGTAGAGGTAAAATATTTTTTTATGATGAAAAAGATAGAGAAAAGATGGAGAAGAAATATCCGAATATTGAGTTTAACAAGATGAATGCTCTAACATTTACAACAACAAATAAGGGGAATAAACATTTTGATGTAAAAATTAAAGTTGGAAATACAGAAATACCATGTTCATTCAATAAGTGGGCGTGGCCTTGGAAATATGGATCAAAAGTAGAATTGAGATTACATTTTAAAGATTTGAAAAAGAAAGCCATTACACATATTACAGGGGGGATCCAAGGGAAACTCTTTCAATTTTTCAGATATGATTATGAAAAGATGCAAAATATACATAAAAAGAAGAGCAAGGGAGGTGCTAAGAAAACCTTTAAAAAAGAACAAAAGAAAGAAAATAAAGAATATTATCAATCTATTAAGAAATGCCGTAAGATAAAAGATAAAAAACAAAAATTAAAATGTTATATTAGATGTAATGGTAAAAGAAGTAAAACATTAAAATTATTAGAAAAGAAATATCCAGAAGAATGGACTGAGTTTAAAAACAACCATGGTGGAATGGGTTCAGGTAGTTTTCATGACAGCACCAGATTAGAGAGTTCTTGGATGTAATTCTTTTACAAACAACTTGTAGCTAAATCATCTGCTCTACAATTTCCTAAAGAATGAACATCATCTTTTTTTGTGTGTCCCCGAACATGAATAAATGATACATCTAAGATTTTCAGTTTTTCTTTTATGAGTGTTAAATATTCTATATTCTTTTTCTCTCCGGAATAGAGCTTACCAGATTTTTCCCATTGATCATACCATTTTGTAATCGCATCAATACTATATTGTGAATCAGTATAAATAATTATCTTACCATCAATCTTGTTCTGTATACATAATTCTAATGATTTATCTATTGCTAAAAGTTCAGCTTTATTATTTGTAGGATTTTCAATATCTAATTTTTGTGAGATATCATCCAATGATATTACATTTGTTCTAGAGAAATGAACACCTATCCCAGCACTAACTTCTCTATCTCTGTATCCATTATTTTTACAAGCACCATCAGTATAAATGATAAATGTATCTTTATTAACAACTATATTTTCTTCATTTTCACTTAAAAACTTACAAAGATTCTTGTGCATTTCATTAAACTTTATTTTAAACCATGGTTGTGTGTTTAACCATTCTAGATACTGTCTATCTCTTTGATAAATATACGAAAAGTTTTTGTCCCTATATTTTCCAAAATTAATTATCATAATTAGATGCTTTATTAAACTTTATTATATTATCATTATCAAATTTACTTAAATAATTATGATATAATTATATATATGTAGTTTTAAATTATGCCCAACAATATTGGTGGTAAAGGATTCAAAAAAAGGAAAAAGAAAGGAAATAATTTTCGTGAAGATAAAGAACTTGTCCTTAAAGACCCCAAAGAGAATGAGAATTATGGATTAGTTAAGGGTGCGAAAGGAAATGGACGTTTTGATATTGAGACACCTGATGGAACTGTGAAATTGGGTGTTCTAGCTGGAAAACATAGAAAACGTATGTGGGTAAACGCGGGTGATATTGTTCTCGTAGGTATTTGGGATTTTCAAGAAGACAAATGCAGTATTCTTCATAAATATAGTGAAGATCACGTTCAAAAATTGGTAGAAAAAAGAGAGATTCTTCCTAATTTTCAGAAAGATAAGTTCTCACAATTCGCGGATAATGATCTTGAGGTAGATTATTTTTCTACAGATCTCCCGGATGATGAAGATGAATTAGAAGATTCTAAAAAAGAAGAAAAGAAAGATGAATCGTCTGAAGAGGATGAAGATTTCTTAGTGGATGTGAATGATATTTAATAAATTATTATCTACTGAAATATATGAATATATGTGATCAATACCTTAAAGAAATGGTTGAAATCAATCCGACTATGAATGATTTATATGAGTTCCCGGGATATGAACATTTGAAGGGTATAATGATAAATCCATATACAGATGACTACAAAAAGAAAGAATTAGAGATTTTAAAAAAATACAAAAAGATTCTGTCAAAAAAAAAGATTAAGAGTTATAGTGAAGAATATTTTTACAGAGAAGTTAGAGATCTAATAGGATGGTATTCTTTAGATAGTGAATATTTAGTTCTCGATGCGCTAAATAATTTCCCATTAGATATAGTTTCTGAATTATCTGGAGAGGGTCCTTATCGTTTTACTGATAAAAAGAGCTATGAAACATATATGATGCGTTTACAAAATGTACCTTCAATTACAGATTCTGTTATAGATAAATTAAAGAGGGGAATAAAGAAAAACTATGTTCTCCCTAAAATAGTAGTTAAAAATCTTATCAAACAATACAAAGATTATCTCAAAAATCCTTTAAATAAGAAAGAATTAAAAGATTACAAATGTTCAATAGAGGGTTTTATCAATAACTCTGTAAAAAGATTGTTATCATTTTTAGAAGATGAATATTTAAAAAGTGCTAAGAATCAAATTGGTATTTATTCTGAACCATACGGTAAACAAAGTTATACAGATACATTACGTAGTTTCACTTTAGAAGATATAACGTGTAAACAAGTTCACGATTTAGGATTAAAAGAGGTAAAAAGAATATATGAAGAACTACAACGACATTTTAAAGAGTATAATGTAAGTTCTTTAAGTGGATTATACAATTCTGTCGGAGAAGATTCTAAAGATCCTCATAAAGATATAGTTGAAATACAAAAAAGAATAAATGATAAAATTATGCCTAAATATTTTGGGAAATCTTTAACTAAAGATGAAATGCCTGAATTAAAAAAAATATCAAGTGAGAACAAATTACATTTTGCTTATTATATTTCAAAGAACTTTAAGAGAAATAGTAAAACTAGGGGAGCATATTATATTAATTTGAGCAACAATCTCAAAAAGAATGAATTATTGTCATTAACTTTACACGAATCATTTCCAGGACATCATTATGAACGTAGAACTAATATTAATGAAAGAGACACTCCTATTTATATGAAAGCGGGGGATTTCACGGGATATGTTGAAGGTTGGGCATTATACTGTGAATCATTAATAGATATACATACTAAAGAGGAATATATATTTCGTTTAAAATATGAAATGCATCGTGCGGTCAGATTAGTAATAGATACAGCTATTCATTATTTTGAATGGTCATATGACAGATGTTTTAAATATATGAAAAAATATTTACTCTTTGATGATAATTATACTCATAATGAACTCATAAGATATATTTGCGATCCAGGACAAGCAATAGCTTACAAAATAGGTGAATTAACTATTTTAAAATTAAGAGACATATATTTTGAAAAATACAATAATGATTATATAGGATTTCATAAAAAAATAATGGAATATGGGCCTTGTTCATTGGACGAATTAATTGAGAGATTCTTAGAAATATAAAAAATCTATATGTATATATATATATATATAATGACATATATTACACAAAATGCTGGATATGGTCCTGATTTCGCTAGTACAGATTTTTTAGGTGGTCCTTATTGTGGTGCTTTATCACCAGTTAGCATCAGTGGTGGTGGTAAAAAGAGAAAACAAATGCGTACAAAAAAGAGAGGCTCTTCTAAAAGAAAGAATAGAAGAGTTTCTACCCTGATAAAAAAGAGAGGATCATCTAAACGTAAAAATAGAGGATCTTTTAAGAGAAGAAAACATTCAAAAAGAGAGGTTGTACAATCAATAATGAAAGGACTAGGTGAGAACAGAAAATCTCGTAAGAAAACCCATAATAAAAATCATAATTAATATTTATTTGTAACTCTTTTTAGCTTCACGCATAGCATCACCTAATTTAATACTTTTATCTTTACTTTTCATTTCACGGAAAACTTTCATGAGATGTTTCTGCCATGCGGTTGGGGGTCTCTTTTTCCCCTTAGACTTCTTCTTATTAGCCTTAGAGTGTTTTTTTGTGTGGTGTTTGCCACCAACTTTCATCGTTCTTTTTGCAAAACTACGATTCTTCTTAAAGGTTCTTCTAGCCATATTTTATACTATTACTTAGAAATTAATTTAGTATTAGTAATATAATAAAATGTTTGGCAAAATTACTAATTTTATTGGTAAAACTTATAGTCAAGGATATTGTAAATATTCTTTAAGATTATTCTCAAAAGAATATGCACTTGTTAAATGGGGTCCAAATAGTGTTTCCAATATTCACGGTCACAATGGAAAAGATTGCACATTTATAATACTTAATGGTTCAATGGATGAAAAGGTATTTCATACTTTTGAGAATATAAAAACTAGAGTTCATGAACCTTTAAGATTTTCTCATATTAATGATAAAATGGGAAAACACCAAATGATTAATGAAGATGATAGACATAAATATTCTTTTCATATTTATTATTAGTTAGTTAAATATAAATCAATAATTTTATTTACACAGATTTAAGATTTTTTAACGCATCACATAATTGTTCTTGAGTAGGTATACGATTATCTCTTTCAGGAGTTCTTTTATTTATTTCTTTTCCTTTTTTTAATGATATACTCTTTAACATATCAGGAGTGATAAGTTTTCTTTCATTGATATCATTTTTAGAATAAATTTCTTTAGGATTAATACCATCACTTATCATTTTTTGTAAGACAGCTTCTTTAGGAACTCCAACTTTTATCATAGAATGATATTTAGAGATTCCCGAGAAACTTGGTGGCAAGGGAGGAGGCGGAGGTATTGGTAATATTGGAACAACCTTTTTACGTTCAAATATGAAATCAGGAATCTCTATGTTCTCATCAATACGACTTTGTATAAGATTCCATCGAAACCATACATTACTGTCTTGTATCCATAAACCACTAAGATGAATAATAAAGCTCCCATAAGAAAAACAGCTTGCTTTATCTATCTTTTCTTTACAAGCATTGAAATGATGAGTAGTTTCTGTGATCTTTAATTGCATACATTCACTATAAATATTTTCTTTTAAAAACTGATTAATATTATATTTATCTTTGAGTTCATTCTTAATGATATCATGAATATGATTCAAATCATTGAGTAATTCTAAAGTATAACGATCATTCTCTTTATTTTGAAATGAAATGCAAACTGTATTCTTATCTTTATCTATCCCATAGGGGATAAACATTTGAGGAGTTTGAATGATAAGAGGTATTTTCTTATCATTATAAACACATTTAATAGGGATAAAAGAAAAATCTTCTGAATATTTACGTTTACATTCTAATCTCAATGGATTCTTTAAAGATTCATTAAAAAATATTTTCATAATTTACTTAAATAAATATACATTATTAGTATGTAAGATAACTTTATATGACTGAAGTATCAAAGAATAATGAAGAAGTTTTAACAGATCTATCTACATCTGATGAATTATGTGGTATTTGTGGTGATCCACTTTATACTAAATATTCAATAAGTTTATCGTGTAATCACAACTATCATTATGAATGTATAAATGATTCTTGTCTTTTATCAAAAAAAATGGGTTGTCATCTTTGTCCTTATTGTGGTTATAATTTCAAGATATTAAAACCGGCAAACGGTCTTAAGAGACTAAAATGGGGAGTTCATTGGTATTCTGAACCGGATACATCACATTATACAAACGTAAAATGTAATCATATTATGAAAAGAGGTAAAAAGATTGGGGAAGAATGTGGAAAGTATTGTCAATTGGGATATAATAAATGTTCTGTTCATAATGTTGAATTAAAAGAAATAATTAAGAATAAAAGTAAATCTGCTTAAAAGAGTATAAATAAGTAATAATAAATAAGTAATAATAAATAATGGAATGTTCTATTTGTTTAGAACTTATAGATGATAATGATAAGAAAATATTATCATGTAATCATAGTTTTCATGCAAATTGCTATCTTAAATGTGTAAAAACTAATAACTATAATTCTTTTATTAAGTGTCCTCTTTGTCGTGAGATAAATGTGAATACTTCGTTACCTTTTTCTGATTCTAAGATGGCACTAGAATTACTACATGAAAGAAAGAGATGTAAAGGAATTACTAAAAATGGAACAAGATGTAAATGTAAGAGTTCAATATTTAGTCGTTATTGTCACAATCATGAGACAGTTCTTATAGATAAAAATGAATATGATTTATTGAGAGATTATATTGAGTGGTTATTTCTTTCTCAAACAAGTATGAAAACAAAAATATCAATGGTTCATTTATTTAAACATCTATTAAATAAAGAAAAACAAAAAAATAATAAAATAACATTAACCAATATTCACTATTACTATTTTAGATTCTATGTTTGGGCAAAAGAAAACTCATTATTTACTGGAATGAATGAAGCTATGATTGAAAGATTTTGCGAATATTATGAATTAGAAGATATAGATATTGAATGGATCAAAGAGTGTAAAGAGAATGAAAGTATTTTTTTTAATTAATATTGATTAGATTATTTACATTTATTTACATTTATTTACATATACATATGTTCAGGTGGTTTATCTACTTTCTCTTTATTGAGGAGACTATCGATATTATCATTTGTGAGAGTTATAGGTAGTTTGAACGCATCAATCTTAGTGTCTACAATCTTTTTGTCATTTTTTGAGATATTATAAAGATTGAGTAGTGAAACAAGATTATCAAGACATCTCTTAAGATTTCTTACACCACTTTCTTCACTTGTAAAGTTCTTGATAATATATGTAATAGAATCATCAGTAAATGTAATATCTTTATGGTTATAATTGTAAACACTATATATTTCGGGAAGAAGATAATTCTTAGCGATTTCTAGTTTATCCTTAAGTTCATAACCCTTGGTCCTTATAACCTGCATTCTGTCTTTAAGAATACGATTAATTTTAGATTCATCATTAAAGGAGAATACGAATAGTATCTTAGAAAGATCAATATTTACACCGGGGAAGTAATTATCATGAAAAGTGTTGTTTTGCGATGAGTCTGTAATATGAATAAGCATATTGATAATTTCATCTCCCTTGGCTGTATCACTAACCTTATCAAGCTCATCAAAACATATAATAGGATTCATACATTTAGTTTGATGAAGAATATCTACAATTCTCCCCCATCTTGAACCTTCATATGTATAGCAATGTCCATCAAAGTATGCCGAGTCAGATGCTCCACCGAGTGCTACAAATGCGAAGGGTCTTTCTAGAGCTTTAGCTACACCATTCTTGATAAGAGTAGTCTTACCATTACCCATAGGACCTTGAATCGCTAGTACATTACCTCCTGCCCCGGGATTTCTTATCCATTTACCAATAACCTGTAGAATATGAGTTTTTGCCTCGGTATGTCCATATACAGCTTTATTAAGAGTTTTACTTGTTCTTTTAATAAACTTCTTTTGCTTCTTATCAGAATTATTATGATCTACTGGTAAAAGAATATTATCATTAAATGGAATCTTTATTAAACCGTTGATCCATTGATTCATTTTAGAATATTCTCCTGTAGAAGCATCAAGTTCACCCAGTTTATCCAAGTTTGAGATTGCGATAGATTTTGTTTCATCATCCATTTTTGAGTCTAGAACTTTAAACTTTAGAGGAACATTACTCTCTCCCAATTTATAAATCCTTTCCATTTGTTTAATATAACCCTTCTTTTTCTTTTTCTTAAGAACATGGAAATAATCCATTTGAGCATCTTCAGTATTATCTCCACTATAAGTCTCTGTAAGCGAATTGAACTCTTCATCAAGCTCATCTAGAAATGATTCGCTTTCAGAATCTGAATCTTCATCCTCAGAATATTCCTCATCTTCAAAATCTTCATCTTCAGAATATTCTTCTTCAAACTTTTTCTTTTGAGATTTGTATCTATTCTTTTTATCATCTCTACGTTGGAGTTCTTCATTTGCTCTTTTTAACAAGTAACCCATAAGTATATCACCCATATTCACTTGAGGTTTAGAATTATCTTCAGTAATTTCTTGAGATTTATCTTTCTTTTTATTAATGACTACAACTTGTTTCTTTTGAGATTTAACTTTAGGAGATTTTTTCTTTTCAGTATCTATCTCTTTTACTGTAATTTTACATCTTTTTTTAATGGGAACATAATCTTCATCATCTTCATCATCATCATCATCTTCTTTATCGTGTTCATAAATGGTGGTATTGATTGTTCCTATATTACCTCTTCTAAAACCATTAATAGTTTTTCTAAGATCTTCAATATCAAAATCTTCATCACAATCATAATCAATAAGACCGTTAATATTTCCGTAATTATCAATGTCCTCACCAATATCATCGTGAGAGGGTGGTTTATTGATTTTTTTGGACATTTTTCCGTTTGAGCGAGTAACCATTTTATGAGTTGACATTAATTTATTAAATATTTTATCTAACATCAAATTTACTTAAATTTGATTATGTTGCTAAATTTGATTTAAAAATAGTATAAGTATATATATATTACAGAACATGTCAACAATCGCAAAACCGGATACAAAAATCGTTTCAGGGATACAATTCAGTATATCATCACCAGATGAAATAAGGAGAAGTTCAGTAGTTGAGGTGACAAAAACGGATACATATGATAAAGATAATCCTGTAATAAAGGGATTATTTGATCCAAGAATGGGCGTGACAGAAACAGGAAAGATCTGTAGCACGTGTCATCAGAATAATATATCTTGTCCAGGACATTTTGGTCACATTGAATTGGCTAGACCAATATATAATTATCATTTCATAAAACATGTTGAGAAAATATTAAAATGTATATGTTTTAAATGTTCAAAATTGCTCGTTGATAAAGATTCAGAAATAATGAAATCATCTTTATCTAAAAATAGCAGATATAGGTGGGGAAAAACTTATTCATTGTGTTCAAAAATTAAAGTATGTGGTCAGGAAACGATTGATGGTTGTGGTTGTAGACAACCATCATCATATAAAGTAGATGGGATTTCAGGGATAAAAACATCCTGGAAGAGTGATGATACTGAAGATCTTAGTAAAAAGTCTATCATAATGGATGGTGAACTAGCAAAGCAAATATTGGAGAAGATTACAGATGAAGATTGTAATTATTTGGGATTAAGTAGTAGTTGGTGCCGCCCCGAGTGGTTAATTTGTACTGTGTTACCGGTTCCACCCCCATCAGTGAGACCATCTGTACAGCAAGATAATTCTCAACGAATGGATGATGATCTAACACATAAATTATCAGAAATCGTTAAATATAATAATGATCTAAGAATTAAAATAGAAAAGAATAATACACCAGATATTATATCAGATTGGACAAATATTCTACAGTATCATGTGGCTACAATGATTGATAATCAAATACCACAAGTATCTCCTGCTACGCATCGTTCGGGAAGACCTCTTAAATCAATTGTTGAGAGATTAAAAGGTAAAGAAGGTAGAATCAGGAATAATCTAATGGGAAAGCGTGTAGATTTTTCAGCTCGCAGTGTTATTACACCCGATTCTCAAATAGAACTTGACCAATTAGGAGTTCCAATTAAGATTGCCTTGAACTTATCAATTCCCGAAAAGGTTAATAATTTTAATCATAAAAAACTCTTGAAATTGGTTCGCAATGGACCAAATAAGTGGCCTGGCGCGAATAATATAATACGGAAAAATAATACTCGTATAACATTGATAGATGGTATTTTAGATACAATAGAACTTGAAAATGGAGATACTGTCAATCGACATCTATTAGATGGTGATCATGTATTATTTAACCGACAACCATCTCTTCATAAGATGAGTATGATGGCTCATAGAGTAAAGGTAATGAAAGGAAATACATTTAGACTGAATGTTAGTGTAACACCACCATATAATGCGGATTTTGATGGAGATGAAATGAATATGCACGTGCCCCAATCATTGGCCTCAATGTGTGAATTAATTAATATTGCAAATGTTAAAAATCAATTAATATCTCCAAGAGAGAATAAACCAATTATAACTATTGTTCAAGATACTCTTATGGGGGTTCATAAATTAACTGGATATGAGTATATATATTTCAAGAAAGGTAATAAACTAATGATAAATAATAATACAAGTATATATGATATTAAAGGGGATACAAACAAAAAATTAGTTCCATCTTGTTTGTTAACAAAAAAACAAGCTATGAATATACTATCTCAATTATCAACATTTAGAGGAATTATCCCTGAATCTGATTATATTGTAAATAATGGTGAAAAAAAATGTGAGTTTTGGACAGGAAAATCAATTTTATCATTTATATTACCCGATATAATAAATATTGATACACCGAATAGTAGTTATGATAATGTTCCTATAAATGAAAAAAATATAGTAAAGATAAAAAATGGTAATATTGAACAGGGGACATTTGATAAGAATATATTCACGAAAACTTCTATGGGTTTAATACATACTATATGTAATGATTTAGGGACAGAAAGAGCTAAAGATTTTATAGATGATTTACAAAAAATTGTTGTATATTTCATCTTAAATGAGGGTTTTAGTGTGGGAATCAGTGATATGTTACCTGATAAAGAGACAATTGATCAAATGAAAGAAATAATAGATAAAAATAAAAAAGAAATAGATGATATTATGCAAGAAATTCATCTCAATATATTTGAAAATATGACTGGTCAAAGTAATAAAGAACATTTTGAAGGAAAAGTTAATGCTCTACTTAATCAAACTATTAATCAGACTGGTAAGATAGGTTTAGCAACATTAGATGAAAAAAACAGATTACTCACGATGGTTAATTCTGGATCAAAAGGAAAACCTACAAATATATCACAGATGATAGCTTGTTTAGGACAGCAAAACGTTGATGGAGCGAGAATACCATATGGATTCACAGATAGAACACTACCTCATTATAATAAATATGATGATAGTGCGGAAGCTAGAGGTTTTGTAGAAAACTCTTTTATTTCAGGACAAACACCTCAAGAGTATTTCTTTCACGCACAGGGAGGTCGTGAGGGTTTAATAGATACCGCTGTAAAAACATCTCAAACGGGTTATATTCAAAGAAAATTAATCAAAGCAACAGAAGATCTTAAAGTTGGATATGATTATACTGTTAGAGATAGTTCTGGGAAAATAATACAATATGTATATGGTGATGATGCAATTAATCCCATATATATGGAGTCACAATCATTGATACTTATGAAATTACCATTTAATAAGAGTGATGGTCAAAAAGAAGATCTCCACGATGTATTTTACTATGGTCCAGATACAGAATGGAAAAAAGTATTAAATCACGGTAGAACTCTAATAAGATTTAAAAAGATTAAAGATTATCAAAAACAACTTGATAAAAGTTTTAATAGATTAATGGAACTTCGTAACTATCTATTCTATGAAATATTTAATGAAAATCCTGAAAATAATATAATTTTCCCGGTACATATAAAACGCATTACTGAAAATATATGTGGAACAGAGAATAGCATTAAAAGATATACTGATATTCACCCAATAGATATTCTGAAAATGAATGAAAAACTTAAAAATAGTATCACGATAAATACACACAATAATATAACTAAAATGTTAAACATATTAATTGATATTCATTTATCCCCAAAAATATTGATAAATAAATATTCAATAACAAAACAATTATATGAACAAATCTCACTATTAATAACACAGCAATATTATAAAAGTATTATTCAACCGGGTGAGATGGTTGGTCCTGTAGCTGCTCAAAGTATTGGTGAACCTGCTACGCAAATGACTCTAAATACATTTCATTTTGCGGGTGTTAGTGCTAAATCTAATGTTACAAGAGGTATTCCTCGTTTAAGAGAGCTTCTTCATGTATCAAAGAGTATAAAGTCTCCATCAGATACTATATATCTACACGATGAATATGCTGAAGATAAAACTAAAGCACAATTTGTGAAAAATAAACTCGAATATACACGGTTTAGAGATGTTGTCTTAACGTGTAATATATATTATGAACCAAATAATAATGATACTGAAATAGATGAAGATAAAGGACTATTAAAACTATATAAAATGTTTGAAGAGTTTGAGACTGAACAACAAGATTTTATACCTTGGATAATTAGATTTACATTTGATAAGAATAAAATGATGGAGTCAGGTATAGTTATGGAAGATATCAATTATATGTTTATGAAATGGGCTGAATTAGGAGATGAGATTGAACGTATAAAGTTTATATATAGCGATGATAATGCGAAAGAATTAATCGGGAGGTTATCCATAGCTACAAATGAGGAAGATGAATATATAAATGGTATATCAGACCAGAGTGATATAATATCATCGTTAAAAGGTATTACTGAAACATTTATGAACGACAATATAATCAAAGGACTCCCAAATATATCTAATATAGTTATGTCGCAAGATAATATATCTATTATGAAAGACAATGAAATTGTTAATAAAAAAATATGGATACTAGAATCAGATGGAACAAATCTTTTGAGTATATTGAATTGTGATTATGTTAACGAGTTAAAGAGTTACTCAAATGATGTGAATGAAATATATAGTTTATTAGGTATAGAAGCTGCAAAAAATCATCTTATAGGACAAATGATAGAAGTATTTGATGAATATATTAATATGAGACATATTAATCTATTATGTGAAGTTATGACTTGTAGAGGATTATTAGTTTCAATTGATCGGCACGGCATCAATAGTGGTGATACAGGACCTCTAGCTAAATGCTCATTTGAAGATACAACCGATCAACTTATAAAAGCTGGTATATTTGGTGATAGAGATAAACTTAAAGGTGTATCCAGTAATATTATGATGGGACAGATAATTCCAGCAGGGACGGGAATGTGTGATATTTTACTAGATGAAGAAAAACTTATGAAAGAACTCTCATCTATGGACGAAGATGAAAACTTTGAAATAGATGAGGAAAATATAGATATAATTTTGAATACCGATGAAGGAAATTATTGTTCTCTCGATGATTTGAAAATGTCGTATGAAGATTAATTAGTAATGCCTAACTCTTTATCAATCGCGTCACTACAATTTTCTGATAAATAATTATTTGAAACATAATTATCTCTAAGATTTTTAATAACCTCACCACAATTATTATTAATAATAGATATATTATCTTTTTGCATACCCACCTTTTTAACACCTAAATCAATTAATTTTTTCTTAGATGCGTCACATCTGTGGTCTATATCAAATATATAACACTTATCTAACATATTTATTTCGTGTATAATATTATTATTTATGTTTGTTATATTTTCACTAATCGTCCTTGCGATCGAATAAGAACTTTCAAGTTTAGAATATGAGTCCATTATCATGAATTGTACTAGAATTGATGAATCATCGCCATCTATAGCGGATATAAGTTCTAATTGTATTCTTCTTTTACTTAAATTAAACTCTGAAAATAATGAATTAACATAATTATATATTATTGATTTTATCTTTCTTGAAAAACGCATTTTATTTTCATATCCTCCCTGAGGATATGGTAATTTTATTTCAGCTAAAACTCGTTTATATCTAAGAATATTATCGTCAAAATATCCATTTAATCCTGTAAAATATACATCTCTAAGTGATAATGTATTCTGATCTATATTCATTATATTTTCGAATGTTCCATCTTTTGCAGAATCTGATATATTTTCTTTAATATTATCAAATGTTTCAGTTTTATCTTCAGATTTATTAATTGTTACTTCAAATGAATATGTACATAATCCTTTTCTGAAACCTTGATCATTACCACTTGGATCCCCAATAATTATATTATTTTTATCAGCAATCATAGTAACACTCTGTAATTTATGCATTATTTTATTTTTTATAGTGTTTATATCTGTAACTTCTTTTAATATATTATATGTTAAATAAACTACTAATTCTTCTTCATCTTCACCCTCTTGTTCTTCTTGTTCTTCATCTTTTACATTATCAGATGTTATATTGGTATCCATTTTGTTATATTCTGAATTAGATGATGAGTCACTTGGAGATGTTTCATCTCCTGCTCCAGGAGATGTTTCCTGTCCTGCTCCAGGATATGTTTCCTGTCCTGCTCCAGGAGATGTTTCCTGTCCTGCTCCAGGAGATGTTTCCTGTCCTGCTCCAGGATATGTTTCCTGTCC